CGAATTTTTCTTTAAATTTTTCTGAAAAACACACAAAGGTATTCAATACATCAGCCGTGTTGGCCGATATAGGTAAGCACGATTTATCTAAAAAATTTAAAAATATAACAAAATGATTATAGGAGTCTCAGGTTCAGCCCGATCAGGAAAAGATACTTTTTTTAAACTTTTATCCAAGTACCACGGATCTACTAAGTTTTTTCAAAGATTTGCTTTTGCAGATGAGTTAAAGAATGATTTAAAAAGATTAATTTCTAGAAAATTTGATATAAAAATATCAAGTTGCTCAGACGAGGAAAAAGAGCTGATAAGACCACTTATGGTTTCTTACGGCAAATTAGCTAGAAATATAAACGAAGATTATTGGATTCAAAGATTAATGGATAAAATCCTTCCTTTTAAAAATTTAAAAATTCCTGTTATAACAGACGTCAGATATTTAAACGAACAAAGATACCTTAAGAGTCACTTTGAAGAATGTATTAATGTTCATATATGCAGAGAGGGCTTCCCGCCTATAAACGAAGAAGAAGAAGAAAACGAACCTATTTTAAAAAATAACTCAGATTACTTAATAGAATGGAAAACTTTTGATAAAACCATAGACGAAGGCTTGCCTTTTATCGAAGATTTTGTTAATGAAAAGCTTAAAAGACTACGAAGATAATGAATTAATATCTTTAATAAAAAAAGGTAAAAACGTAGAAGGATGCTTGGAAGAAATAACCTCTAGGCATGAAAAACTTTTTTATAAAATAATTCATAAATATACATACTTTAGAACGAAAGAATGCAGAAACGATTTTATAAAAGATAAAAATTTACTTTTTTATAACATTTGCTTAGATTTTAAATGTGATAAAAAATCAAAATTCACTACATTTTTTTATAATAGATTAAAATGGATCTTAATAAAAGATTATCAAATATTTAAGAAAAAATTCTTAAATCAAGTTGAAATAACAAACGAAATAGAAAACAAAAAAGATTTTGAATATAAAGAAAATTTAAGCAACATCTCCTCTGAAGTTGACCAGGCTATGGATTTCATTAAAAAACAGAAAGACGAAAGAATATTAAAAATATTTACATTAAGATACTTAAATGGTTCGGGTAATAAACTTATGCCATGGCATCAAGTTTGCAAGAAAGTTGATTTATCAATACAAGGTTGTATTGATGTTCACAATAATTTTTTAAAAAAAATATCAAAAAGAAGAAAGGATTAATATGGCATTCTATTTAAATCAATATCACGTAATGGGAAATTTAGTTGCAGACCCTGAAATTAAAAATCTAGGGAATGATAAAAAAGTTTGCAAATTTAGAATTGCAGTTAATAATCCCCATAACGAAAACGCAGCTTTTATGTCTGTGGATGTATGGGGAAAGGAAGGAGAAAAATGCAATTTGTTAAAAAAGGGTTCTCAAGTTTTTATTACTAACGCCTCTATTTTACCTAAAACATATAGTAAGAAAACTTCATGCGGTGAAGAGGTTAAGATAAACACTTTTACCGTAAATGTTGATGGATACTGCGGGAAGGTTCAATTTGGACCCAAGAATCAAGACTCTTCTTCAAAAGAAAAGATTCCCAACAATAAAGGATTTCCAGTAAAAGAAGAAAGTAAAGAAGAATCAAAAGAAGAAGTGTCTTCCTTTGAAGAGGGGTTTGAGTTTTAATTCCCCTTTTTGGGTAATTTCACGTTAATCTTTTGCACGAAACTTTCCTCTTCGTGCTTAACTGCTTTTGGAGCTTCCCTTTTTATTGTTATAGAAGGAGGTTTGGATATTATCTTTTCGTTCTTCTTTCTAGCTTCGCTTATATTTTTTATTGTTTTTCTATGAGCTTTATCTCTAAGAAATTCTTTTATCCGATCTGAAAGTAATCTATAAGTTTTTAAAGGGTCTTTCATTCTCATGAAAGTTATCTGAGCTGCAACTACCAATAGAACAGCTAAGGGGTCAAACACACTCATTATAATCAAAACCATTATAGTGACGGCTTGATCTGTATTTAATTGAATTCCGAAAAAATCTTTCATAAATCCTATGAAATATTTTAAAGGTCCAATTTCAACTTCTAAAGCCCTTATTTTTTGACCGTACTTTGTTTTTTCTATCTTCAGTTCTTGAATTCTATCCATAGATTCTCTGATTTTATCATTATACAAATCTATGGATTTTTGATTTTCCTCCCCCGAAAAAGAATCTTTATTTCTAAAACTTTCTATCAATTCGCTGGATTTTTTATATTCTTTATTAAATTCCCCCCTAAAAGATTCTATATTTTCATTGTATTCTTGAACTTTACTTTTAATATCTAATCTCTCTTGGGCTTGAGATTTTTCTAAATCTTCTATCTTTTTCTTTTTGTTAGAAAATAGACCTCCAGAAGATTTCTTAAGAGTGTCCATCTCTTCATCTAATATTAGCTTTCTTTTATTTAACGAATCAATCCTATCAGTTTCTATCTTAATATCTTCTTTAAGTTTATTTGATAAATTTTTTATTTTATTTTCTTCTCTAGTTATCTCATTACTATATTTAGATCCAGAATTCTCTGAATTTAACTTTAAATTTTCTATATTTTTTTCATATTGAGTTAAAAAGCCTTCTTCTTTTATTATATTAGTTTCAATATTTTCTATTAATACTAGTTCGTTATTAGCTGAGTTTTGGTGTTCTATGTGAGATTTACTAAGAAAACCAAATATCCCTAAGCTTGTTATAGCCATTAAAACTAATACTGCGAAAACGAAGTAAGATTTAATTAGCCATTTTGTTTTATCCCAATTTCTGTGCAACCACAATATGGTTATAATTTTACCAATTTCTAAAACAATTCCCATTATAATGATAGAGCTTTTTGCTCCTGGAAATATTGTGGCTAAGCCTATAATACTAAAATAGGCAGCAATTACTGATATAGATAAAGCTGAAAGTAAAGTTGTTAAAAACGAAAACATAATAAAAGTTATTACACTAAAAATAATAATATTGACATTCTTCATTATAAATGTTATTATATATAAAATGCCAATTTATATTTTTAAACACCCTGAAAAAGAAGAGTATATAGAAATTCTTCAATCTATGAATGAAGAACACTCTTATATTGACGAAAAAGGGATTGAATGGAAAAGGGTTTTTACCAACCCTCAATTAAGTTGCTCTTCTAATATAGATCCCTTTTGTAATAAAAGTTTTGTTGAGAAAACTGGAAGCATGAAAGGGACCTATGGAGACATGATGGATTTATCAAAAGAAATGTCAGAAAAAAGAAAAGAATCCAATGGAGGGGTCGATCCAGTAAAAGAATCTTATTATAAAAAATACTCAAAAGAAAGAAATGGAGCAAAGCATCCAGATCAACTAAAACAAGGTTTTGAAAATAAAAACGTAAAAATAACATTTGACTAATATGAGCATATCAATATACAAACCCAACTCGAAAAACTCAGGCTGCGCATTTAGCTTTAGGTACGGTATTCAAGATAATAAAGAACCCTGTCTTTATGTTAGCGCAATACAGCAATACAGCTGGGACTCAAACTCAAAAACTGGTAATTTTTCTTCTAATGCTAATACTCCATCCAAAAACCTTAAAATAAAATTTAATGAGTTTGAATGTGGATCTATAATCAGCTGCTTTAAGAGAAGATATGAGTACAATACTTTCCACACTTTTGAAGATAATAAAACTACCATTAAAATTTCCCCTTGGGATAAAGAAATAAAAATATCTTCACTTAATCCAAATACCAAAAAAATTGAAGAAAGAAAACAAATAATTCCCGCCTTTGGAATATCTATCACTAGAAATGGAGCTGATAGCTTTAAAATATCTCTAGAACCAGGGGAGGTAGAGGTTGTATCTGAGTTTATTAGATCTATAATAAAGAAAACTATAGATTTTAGAATAAAGGCTCAGATAGAAAAAATTAAAAATTCTTGACATACTCAATATATTGTGGTATAATAACCACTTAATATGGAAAACAAAATAGACAATAGTTTCGGGCCATCCCTTTTTCAGAGAGATAAAGATGGGTTATTAAAAAATGTTCAATATACATTTAATGAAGATGGATCTATTAATTGGAGAGCTTTAGTTAAAGAAGAGCATCTGTTCCCCAATAAAGCTTGGTTTGATAGATTTAATAAGCCTACTCCAAAATCCATAGATGGCTTAAAAGACCATCAACTCTTAATTAAATTATCAGGAATTAAAGAGTTAGCTAGAATAAGAGGTTTTGAATCTGTTTTTTTTGAAACAGTAAAATGCGAAGCGGATCACGTAGCTGTAAAATGTTCTGTTACTTTTATACCTAATTACGAAACAGGTGGTAGAGCTGTTCTCTATGAAGACATGGCTAATGCTAGTATAAATAACTGCAGTAGTTTTGCAGTTAAGTTTTTAGAAACAATAGCTTGTAATAGATCTTTCGTTAGAGCGATTAGAAATTTTTTGAATATCCATATTGTTGGTCTTGATGAAATGGATACTTCTGACCCTCAATCTCAAAACCAAATCAGTTCTTCGGCTGCAGGTCAAAGCTCTCTAAGTATACAGTCTAGCCTTGAAAAAAATTCTAAAGAAATATTAGATTGCTCAAGTTTTGAAGATTTTAGAGACTATCTTAAAAACTTAAAAGATTCTAAAACTTACATTTGTAAAGATGTAGAATCATGGAGTTCATTTTCAGATATTCCATCTAAAGAAGCTAGAATTCTTCTAAAAATAATAAAAGATAAATCTAATTGATTATTTTTTTAAGTACTACGTGGATTAATACAGGGTAAGAAAAAAAGCTTAAAGGAATTAAATAAACTTCAATTCCACAAAAATAAACAAAAAAACAAGCAACTATTCCTCCAACCCAGTGAGAGAAACATATAGAGCAAGATAAAAGCTCTCCAAAAATGCCCCAATTAAATCCTACGTAATCATCAAAATCCATAGGAGTATAAACTTCTGCTTTTTTTCTTCTAAGAAAAAGCCAAATTTTTAAAAACTTTACTTTTAATGTGGTTGCTTGCCATGCAAGCATCCAATTCAAGGATATTAACAATCCCCAAATATAAAACTCTAAAATACTTAAGGTCAACTAAAGGGGTCCAAAGTAGGGTCTGTTTGCTTTTGGGGTGGAGGTGGTAAAGAGCCTCCTTCTGGTTGATTTTGTTTAGGTGGTATTACTTTTGGAGAAGGCGGAGTATTTTTATTATTAGAAACTTTTGGTTTTGGCGGAGGAGCTTTGGGATCTATTTCTCCATTTAGAATACCCATTATTCTTTGGGTATATTTATTCCTGCATGCGTTTCGAATACATTGAGTACACCCTGGTTGAGAGAGTTCTTCTTCATAAGCTTGCCTTAAAGGAATGAAATCTTCTCTATATTGAGAATCTAGTAGTTGAGACTTGTCGTCTAGAAAATTATTCAATATTTTAAATTTATCTGTTTCCATAATATATTTATTATACTAAGAACTTAATAAAAAATCAAAACAAAAATGTAAAATTATTTTTTTTCTTGCTGAAGTACGGTTACCCCACAAGCTCTTGATAAATCTGAAGACGGCTTTGTTTCCCACGCTGAACCAACGAACAATTCTTTATTATCCTCATTATATACAAAAAAATAACCTGGCCCAGATTCGTTTGCCACACACTGCATGCTATTTAATACAAAAATATAATTACCAGCTTTAAAAGATTTTATAGGACTCCAAGAGTGAGTTAAATTAACAAAACCTCCTTGATACGCCCACATTCCTGAGCCCGACTGCCAGTAAGGTTCGCAGGTATCGTAATTTTCTCTCATAGTTTTTGTTTTGAAAATTTGTTTATCAAAATCATTCTTATCTCCTATGATTAATCCTAAACCTTTATAACAAGAAACCTTTGTTTTCCCAAAAAATTTTATATCAGAAACAAAAGATTCGGCAACATTAGATACAAACGGATTATTTAAATAATCCTTGCCGTGCTTTTTTAAACTAATTAATTCGCTTGATGGATCAAGCTCCCAAGCTCTTGTTTGAAAAAAAGCTAAGACCCCTTTATCTTCGCAATAATCTCTTTCCCTTTTCATTCCAATTTCATCTGTTGAATTTGATATAGTCCAATTATTTAAAAAAGTACAACTTTCAACATTAGATTCGGCGTTATCCCAATTAGTTGGAAAATGAACACTACCTTCTACTTTCCCATATCTCGTAGCAGTTGATAAGTAAATTTTATCTTCATCAGCTGTTATAGTTTTTATAGGTTGTCTGAATTTTTTATTTTCATAATCGTCACCGGTAAAACCTGTTGCGGTTATATCGTTAGAAACTTCAGTTGATTCTATAACCTTTTTTTTAAAATTTTCACTACCTGCGTCTTGACTCGTTTTAATATCTAATATTACTCTTACAGCTCCCCCGTATTGATTAAAAATATGCTCTCCATTTACTTCTGTATATATATTTTTTCCTAAAGCTATATATAAACCCGTATTTCCAGCTTCAACACCTTGTTCATTTATAAAAGATTTTTTATGAACAAATAAATCATTAACTCCTAATGTTAATGATCCTTGATTAAATTCAGTTTGATATGTTAAAGAAAGTGGAGATGTAGGGTCAATTGGGTTTGGATTTTGATTTCTAAAATCATCAAACTCTTCTAACCTATAAACAAAAACACCAGAGGCCTGAGGGAATTCAAAACTTTCCAAATAATCAAAATCATTATCGTGCCTATGAAATTTTAAATTATCTGTTGGTGTGCTATATCCAGTTGTTCCAAAATATAAAAAATTATCAAAAAGAATCAGAGAATTAATTATTGAATTTCCTAAGCCTTCTGAAACAGAACTTAAAACAAGGCTGAAACTGTTTGAGGTTTTAGTGTCTACATAGTAAATTCCTTCGTTACCTACAGCTACATAAACAAACCTTTTATTTTTAGACATGCAAACAGCGTAAGCTCCATTAAAAGGATCTCTTTCGTAACCATATAAAGAGCCTCTACTCCCGCCTATCACCAGCCCAGATCCAATAGTCTCATCTGAAAACCTTCGATTTATTCCAAGGCTTATAGTTCTTTCTTTAGATAATATTCCAGAATTATTTTTAAAAACTTCTAAACCAAAATCTCCTGAAGCTACATAAACATAAGACCCATCATTTTCAGCGGTTATGTCGTAGGAATAAATCCCAACATTTTCCGAATTTAATTGAAAAGCATTTGAATGAAACTTTTCAGTGTTAGTCCCAGCGAAATTAAAGTTAATTGGGTTTTGCAAATCAGTTCCCTTTGTGCTATCATTAAATTTCGATGAACTTAACGGACTCGTTCCACAATGACTCCTTAAATAGAAGTCTCCACCTAAACAGCAACAATTTCCTAAACCCATTACGACTCTACATCATAAGGTTCGCTAGCTAGAACAAGGATTTTTTTTTGATTTCCGTTTGTATCGCAATAATCTAACTCTTTCAAGGTCATTGTTATTACGTTTCCCTCATTTCTTTGTTTGGTTTGTTTCCCATTTTGAAATTTAAAGTCATTTGTTATATCCGTTCCTTCAAAATCTAAGATTTTACTTGAATCTAACTCTATTTTTATATTTAAACCAGTTGAGTTATTTGTTGAATCGTGCTTATCGTCGCAAAACAAACCTATTCTGCCTACATCCTTACCGTCTGCAGAGTATTTACCTATTAATATTCCCTTTTTATCTATAGGATCTTCTCCAGGAACGTCAATTTTAGAAAAGGTGTGAGTATGGGCATCATTTATTTTTATTTCTTTTGGCATTTTTTATCCTTTAATTAAAGATTGTAAAGAAGCTTTTGAATTTTCTATAGATAAATAATCAGGCATTAATATTTTTTGAGAAAAGACGTAAGAAGCCGTTAAATTTCCTCCTGATATAGAAATATCAAAACTTTCTAAATATTTTTTCCAATTTTTATCTTTCGCTTCTCCGACTTCAAAATCAATAAGTTCATTCATTAAAGTGAAAGATATTTTAGATAAGCTTTCTACATCAACCATGTTTTTAAGATCGTTAAAGTATGCCGCTTGTCCTACTTTGCCTGCGGTTGTTACATATATAATTTTTTGACCATTGGCTCCAGCATAATTAGAAAATTCTTTTTCGTAAGTCCTAATAGACCTATTAGGGTGAGGTTGTCCAGGGTCTCCTATGAAAGATTCAAATCTATCAACATTAGCTCTTTCTGCGCTAACAATATTTCCTATGCTATGTCTGTTCGCTAAATATCCAGATCTAGAATTATTTCCTTGAATTGAATTATATGAATTATATATAGAGCTTCCATTTTTCACTTGCCCATAAAACCATACGTATTCAGTGTTCGATCCATTCCACTTTCCATCATCAAATTCTGCATCATCTATAGCTGTTTTAATGGAATTGGAAATTTGATTAAATAACCAACCTATTCTAGTTTGAGCTCCTACCGCTGGGACAATAAGAACTCCCTGTTTCGTATTTTCTGCGCTCACATCCTCAATCGCATCAACATCAATTAATACTGTGGATTTTTCAACTTCTGTACTTAGTATAGAGTCTATTGTTTTTTCTACATGACTTATATCTGATTCTCCTTTATCTACCAATATGGAACCCTCTATGTTATTAGCGAAAGATTCTGTAAACACTCTATTGAGGAAATTATTATAAAAATCTTTAACATCCATATCGTTCCCATTTTTTCCACTAGTAGACCAAGAGGAAAACCAAGAAAACGGACTGCCATTAAGAGGTAAAGAATGAGGTAAAAATTGAACTTCATGTCCACTATCAGAAAACCAACTTCTTCTTCCTCTAACATCATTTGCTGTGCCAAAATTTTCAAAACCAATTGTATCTGTACCTAAAACAGCTGAAGATGTAGGATGGCCATTTCTTGTTATTTTTTTATTCTGAAATTTTTCAATATATCTAAAAGTATTTTTTTTCCTAATATAATAGTCTATCATTTCAGGATGAATTCTTGGATGATCAAGACCTATTGATCCTGCAGGCACAATATCCCTAAAGAAAAGATTATTGTCTGTTGATGAAGGTAATTCCGAATATGAATCTCTAGCGTTTTGAATTAATCCTAAAATAGTAGAGTCTTTAAAAACAAAATAATTATTAGGGTTTGTTCCAAAATTTAATCTATCACTTCTTCTATTTAGTATAAGTTTTTTTTCTTCTTCCCCAACTTCTTCCAAAGAATCTGAAACAGTTGCGTATATATGATAATCTAAACATAATTCAGTATTTAATATTCTTGACGCCGCCATTTGATCAGCTAAGGCATTAGTAAGGCCATTGGATTGAGTCCAACTACCCCATTCATCAGGAGGGTCTATATTTTGCATTGCTTTATTTAAATCAAGCAAATCAGACTGCTGTTGATCAGAATGAAGTTCATAGTTATCATAAGTTATGGCTGAAGAACCAGCTATATCATCTTCTTCTGGAGGTGTTTCTGCGTAACCTTCTCTAAAAGTTCTTAAAAATGCTCCCGTTGAGTAACCTGAATAATAATCTCTAGTTATAGAAGAAGATATAGAACTTTCAGGAGCTTTAATTCCAGCATTATTTAAAACGCTAAGTTTTCCAAAATCTGAGCTTGGAGAATGAACGTAATAACCCCCTAAAAAAGGATTTGCTACAAAAACTTTTCCATATGGAGAAATAATAGAGTTAATTACGGAAAAAAAGCTTCCTGTATCATTAAATAAACCATCAATATTCAAGCTCCAATCTGGCTCTCCCCCTATGGGATGTTTTGAAATTTTAAATAAATCTGAAAACCTATATAACATAACCCCAAAGTCAAAATATGGATTGGGATAACTGCCTACCATTCCTCCTTTAGCAGATAAAGAATTCAAATCTGTTTTTGGTTTGTTTAAATAATGTTCTATATTTAAAGATAAGTTTCCTGAAGAATTTATAAAATACTTTCCATTTTTTAAAAAATTATGCCAAGACATTAATTTTGACCTAGATATAAGCAGATCTATTGGAACCGAATTAGAGCTAGGATCAGGAACTCCACTCACAGAGTAATACTCTTGACCTAGTACGCTGTCTCCCCCTACTCTATTATATAGACCAACCATATGATTATTAGCGTCTAAAGAATATAGATCTTGCAACGAATACTTTGAAATTACCCCAGATTCTGATTTAGAACACGAAGCGTTAACAACTTTCCAATTTTCCTCCGAGAAAAAAGGAAGAACATTTTTAAACTGTTCTTTTAAAGATAATAAAGGTCCATAATTTAATTGTGGATCCACTTCCCCGAGGATCTCTATGTCTACCTTAGTATTATTGAACGAGCCTGAATTCATAGATATCGATACAAAAGTTTGACAAAACTTATCTATATTTCTTACTATACAATCTTCACTCATACTATATAATCATAATAATCTTTTTTAATTATTATTTCAATTGAATTCTTATCTTCGTCTTCTCTAATTGTATTGTCTACAATTATAGGGTTGCCTTTTTTTCTCGCTTCTACAGGTATTGAATCTCTCATAATAGAACATTCAATATCCTGAAAGTGACTTTCCATCTGTTCTTCTATTCTATCTAAAGCTGTAGTTTTTGAAATTGAGTTATCGTAAACAGCTGTACAAGACACTGAAATTGAAGCTTTATCAAAACCAGATCTAGAAACTATAAATTTATCCATTCCTCCTCCTGCATTTATGGATATTAGATATCTTGGTATAGGAAAAGAAGCTTGAGAACTTATATTAAAAAAATTAAAACCTTCAGGAGCGGAAGAAGTAACAAATTGATACTCATAAGATATTTCCCCTGTTTTTTCATTTTCTACAATAGAGAAAGTTTCTGGGGTCTCTCTAACCTTTCTTACAAAATAACCGTTATTGCAACTAGAAGCTGTTTGAGGAGTCGGCGTTTCGGGAGGAAAGTAGTTTTCTAATTCTTGATTAGCGTTTGAATATATATTATTCTTTACATTATCATAAAATTCATTTTTAACCAATTCAAACCTTTTTTCTAAAGGACCTCTAGATAAAACCTTTCCACTTACTGATATTTTTATTTTTCCACCTATTTCTTCTATTGAATAATTAACTTTATTGGCTATACCACAGTTATTATATTCCTTATCATTATCATAAGAAAAAGAAAAGTCTATTAACCCTTCATTTATATTTTCTGATATTTTTTCTGCGGTAGGAAATTTTACTAAATTATTATTTCCAGATCCGTCTTTAGCTATCTGGAAGAAATCTATTTCAGAAAATTTTTCTCTAGCTTCGCTGAAATTCCTGTCGTTACCCCAATAATAAGTCCCTGAGATAGAAATTTCTTCAAGAGATGCTATAGTAGAATTTCTTTCAACTTTATACCTTAATATTCCAAATTCGTTTTTTAAAGAAGAAGAGTCTATTACATATTCTTGGTTAACAGAATAACTTTCAGAAACTCTATCTATGTTTTCGCTTTCAGATTTTAAAATTAAATTATCACTACTTAGGCCGACGGGAAGAATTATAGAATCTTTTGATAAATATCCTTTAGCAAAGTTTATTGAATTACTTAAAGCGGAACTTAAAGAGTTGTTACTTCCTCCAGATAAAGAGCCATCTTGAGTGTTTATGCCTACGGAACTTACAGATCTAGATACAGAAACTAAACCATCTTTTAATGTTTGAATATTAGTTTCAATTTTAGGATCTTTAACTCCAAAAAAGTTATTATGATTCTTCTCATCTATAACTTCTAGGCTTATAGAAAAATCTACAGTGCCAACATATTGAGATTCCGAAAAATTAATAGCTAAAACTTTTACAAAATCTTTTTCTAATATAATAGCGTTGTCTTCTAAAATTTGAAAATTACCAAACCCTTGTCCAAACCCATTAATTATAGCTTCTTGCTTTAATCTAATCTCAGCAAAATCATTACAATCTTTAGGGTTAAATATTTGACCTGATAAAGTAAAACCTTCTAGAAAACCTCTGTTTTCAGATTCAACCCCTATTGAAGAAGCTTCTCTTTCGACAAAAGGAGTTGGGATTTCATGTTTCTTAAAAAACTCAGACCCATTAAATTTTATTTCAACAGACATATTATTCAGGGGTTGGGGTTGGATATACAGACCTCCTAAATGGGGTTGGAGTCATTACATAAGGAGTTAAAGGAATAAAATCATCAAAGTCTGGATTTTTTGTTGGAGTTGGGTAATGCAATTCGTTAGGATCTAAACCCGATAACCAGAGTCCAAAATCTGGAGTTGGAGTTGGTCTTGGGGAACTATTCATACATTCCGACAAATCTAAAACATCCCTAGTATAAGATATAGAATTCTCTTCCCTGGAAAAAGAAAAATTTTCCCCAACTATAAAAACCTCTTGGTTAGCTGGAGGGCTAGACAACTTTGAATCTTCTCCCAAAAAAAGACCTTTTTGGTTTAATTTTTCTATGGATTTTTTATATATTGAATTTGGACTTTGTCCTTCATAGCCTATACTTTTTATAGATACTGTTTTTTGTTTTGGATTATCTGAAAATCCTAACATTTGAGCTACTGAGGTACAACCAAATTTAAAATTATTAAATCTAGGAGTTCTTTTTGATTCGTTTACAGATATTTCAAAACTTTTTAAAACTCCATTTTCGGACTCTTCTCCAGATTCTTCGTTTGTATAAACGTAAGTGTAAGACACTATTCCCTCTGCTTTATCTAAAGACAACCCTCTTTGTTTTTCGAAAAAAGCTTGATTAGCGTTAGAATCTATTTTAGATATGATTCTATTTTTAATTTTATTTATTTTTTGACTAATATTGTTAGATATAGATGCATTAAAAGCTGTTTTAGCATTTTCATATCTTTGAGAAGGAGTGCCTTCCGTTCCAGAAACAGTTCCTGAATATGCTATAGAATAGTTTTTTCCTATATAGTTTATCTCCGCGCTTTCTTCGTGAGTATAATCTGGGCTTTCTATAGATAAATCATTAGAAAAAGATATGGATACTTCGCAAGAATTTTCAAATAAATTTTTATTTATACTTTTGTTTACAAACTTTAAAAACGTATTTGTAGATATCGGGGTTTGGCCAGAACATCCATATTCAAACCTATTAGAATAACTAGATAGCTTATCCAAACATCTTTGTTTTGATCCATTTATTATATTCTCTATAACTTCATTAAATTCTAAAGAGGATGAGTTTTCCAACATTTTAATGGATGAGTTTTCATCTACGGAAACCACCCCGTTTGCATCAAAATTTAAATTAGTATTTCTATTTAAAGAGTATTTTTTTTCGTTTGGAGTTGGAGTGATAAATGAATCTGAATAAATTCCGTCAATTTTAAAAAAAGACACTTCTTTATTAACAGAATAACTAGAAGAGACTTCGTCAAAAGATTCTTGAACTACATCTTCATTCCAAGACGATAAGTGTTGAAAAATTCCACCGTAACCCTTTTTCGAAAAACCAAATATTGGGTTGCTAGATAAAAATAGATTTGAAATAGATCTGGATCTCTCTATAGGAGTATTTCTTTTTTTATATAAAGTTATGCTTTTATAAAAAGAATTTTTAGAAGAAGGAGAATACAACCTTATGTCAACAGAAGAATTTGAAGGCGTAAAAAATATTTTCTTAAAACCAGGCACTGAAAACTCCTTACTTTTTAATCCTCCTGACCAAACTACTTCTGCTTTCGTTTCTTCAGTTGAATTAACTTCGTTAATACCCAAAAACTCAAACTCTAACACATACTCCGATCCTACATTCAAGTTATTCAAAGTTAAAAACGAAAAATCGGGACTCCCTGCTCCACCTTGAACTTTTAATGAGTTTTTCCCTTTATTGTTTAAATTTACTAATTTATTATTTTGAATAGTTCCATTATTCCATACGCTTAAATTTCTTGATATTAAACTTTTTGATTTCAAAAAAGAGCAGTTTATTTCATGGCTTATTGAAACTTCGGAACTTTCAGATCCTGATATATTTATTTTTTCTGAAAATGAATTTAATAATCTTAAATCCTCTTTAGTTACTTGACTCTGAGAGTTAAAATCTAAATCATTGCCATTTCCCGAAAACTTTAATTCTGATAAATTTACAGCTTCAAATATTTCAAGATCTGCGGAGTATTCAGCATCCCTTATAAACTCGCCGCTTATTGAAAAGGATTTTACAAAACCCTCTCCAAGAACTTCTCCTTTTAAAATTATCTCTTGATTGTTTTCAATTAAAGATTCTAAAAAAGATTCCGAATCTTTAATGTTTTTTTCTACTCCATTAGAATTAGCAAGATCTGTTAAAAAACCTTTAATGGAGATACTCCTCTTTCTTTTAAACATTAAGCTTTCCTCAGAAAACCTTGAGTTGTCTAAACTTAAAGAAAGTAAACTTGCGTTTGAAAAATCTACAGACATTTTAATTTTTTATTTGATTAGGCTTTATCTCTATTAACCCTTGTACAGCTTTAGCTACAACCATAGCTGTTGTTCCACTAGCAAAAATTTCTTCTAATTTAGAGCTTAATTCTGATCCCAAAGCTTGTTTTAACTCTTCTGTGTTAAAATCTATTTTCACATTACCATTTATAGCATGATGAAATACTGCATTGGAAATTTCATTTTTTATTTGATTCGGGATAACCGCCAAAGCTTCAGACAATAGGTTATTTCCCGCAGCTAAAGCTTGATTTGAGCTTTCTATCTTAGAGGTAAAATCATCAAAAACTTTAGATAAGAAATTCTCGTTTTCTGGGCTTACAGCTTGACCTTGAGTAGCTAATGTATTTTTGACAACATTTTGATCAATAGAAGCGGGGGATACATTTGTTTTTAGCGTGTAATTGCTAGCTATAGTTTGAATGCCAGAACTAATTGTTTTTAATTCAGGAAGGTATTTCAATTGCAATCCCACTAGTTTTTCATCGTCAGTCCCATAACCTAAATGAGTTAAATCTAATTGTTTAAATATAGCGTGTTGTTCGTCTCTTGAGTTTTCCATTATATCAAATGCGTTTTCTATATTTGATATTATTCTGTCCATTCCAGGGAGACCTCCCCCTAAATCTTTTAAAATTCCTTTGTTAAAATCAAAAATGTTTCTTTTATTTTGTAATCCATCTCTTCCAGTTTGACTTGCTAGAGAAACTCCAAATCTTTTCTCTAGACTTGCTTGAGCCATGGACTGTCTAGCTAAATCCATTTTTCCAAAAGAATCTCTATCTGCATTTGAAATAGAGGAGGCTTGCTCAATTCCAAATTGAGACAGCCCTCGAGAACTTTTTGCTCCTCCCAATTTAAACAGTTGTAATATATTAGACTGATCTTCATTTGAAATTAATGAAGAAGCGTTTTTAGCTATAACATCTATAGCCTGCGCTCTAATCTGTTGATTTTCTTGAACTCTTATAGCTTCCATTCTTGCTTCTAGATCATTTTGTATCCCCATGTTAGATACGGCTATTTCTTCTAGAATTTCATTAGTCAATTTTGAGTTTGCGTTTAAACTTTGTAAAAATCCTGATATTCCACCTTCATCTGTTCCCGCTCTCATTCGAGACATAAAGTCGTTTAAAAGATTTGTAAAATTAGACCTTCCAGGCCTATCTTCGTCAGCTATATCTTGAGTAACCTTTCGAATGTGTCCCCCTTTATTTTCTGAAACTACCGTTTTAGCCATTCTCTGCATCTCTTTTAAGTCGTAAGTTGAATCGGGGTCAAACCTTTTTGATAAAACTTGCATTATTGCACTTTCTTTATTTAAAGTGTTTTGATCAATGGCGTTAGCTCTTTCAATTCTAAATCTTCTTTCAGTAAATTCCTCTCTAGATAAAGCTCCAACAGAAAAAAGATCTTGGTTTTTTCCCATTCTTTCTGATGTTGCATTTTCTATATATTGACCCCAAGCTTTTTGAGATTGTTCGAAAATTTTTGAAAAAAGTTCTAAATTCCTTGTCAGACTTTGAGCGTTTCTTATGGCTTTTTTCAGCTCTTCGTCTATATTGTATACGGCTGTTAAACTTGTATCAATATCTTTTTCTCCAGCTTTAGCAGCTTCAAGCTTTTTCCTTAGATCGCTTAATAATTCGGGAAATATCTTGAAATATTCCCTCACCATATCTACGTTTATAGATTGCCCATCATCTCCATCATTTATTCCGAAAAAGTGACCTCCAGTCTGAAATTTGTTATCAAATCCAACGTCTTTATTATTATAATCATCTTTACTTAACTCGGTTATTTTCGATCCAGAGGCTAATGAAGCATATTTAAGGAAATCTCCTAAATTTCCATTTTCAGAGAAAAGATCTAACATTCTTTTGTCTCCTAGCATCATTGAGGCTACAGCTCTTTGATTTGCTATTAATCCAGTCTTTCCATCTTTTCCGTCACCTCCAAATACATTTTTAACACCACCTTGAAAGGCAACTGGATCCGCTGGTTTAATTAACCTTTTTGTATGATTCTCAGGTAATAAATCATTATCCGAAAATTTTTCAGCCATAGCTGTATCAAATAATTCTGAAAAACGATTAATTTTCTTTACGTCGCCTTCAAGTATTTTTATTTCATTTTCGAAAGTTTTGATTTGGACCCCTCCTCTTTTTTCATTAGAAAACTCTTGATACGACATTTTTTCATCTCCTTCTTTGAGACTATTTGAGTAATCTTTATATTGAGATCTCAAAATCGCATCAACATCTGTTCGTCTTGATGAATCAATTATTGGACGCATTTTACGAGCTAAGTTTCTTGACTCAGAAAGATCTACTTTAGGATCTATATCAGTAAAGTAACTTCCAAACATATCCCCCCAATCAGGTTGATTGTTTTCTATTGAGGCGAATACAGCACTTGTAGCCTCAAGAACTGTTTTCATTGATTCCGCTTGTCTAGTTGATTTTTCTAGAGCTTCATCAAGTATGAGCATTTTATCCCTTAACCCTTCAGCACCATCGGAGGTGTTTTTCAAAGCATTTAAAATAGCATCATCAGTTATTCCCCTTAATCCCTGTTCTAACTGTTTTCTATGATTCCTTATTGAATCTTGATCTCCTGAAGCTATCGCGTCATTTAAAGATCTAATTCCTTCAGCATAATCTCTTAAAGATTCTATATTTTTAGTTTCTTCAAGTAATTTTTGCTGCTGATTTCTCATTGATGAAGCCATATCTTTTAAAGCGCCCTTTGATGTTGTGTTTCTACCAGCATCTACTGCTCCATATATTCCTCCAAGCCCCGCTCCAATAAGTCCTCCTTTTCCTCCAAACATTAATCCGTAAGATCCGAATTGAAGAGCTTGAGCGCTTGCATTTCCCATTATGCTTGTATTATATTTGTCTCCTCTGCTTATTTGATCTGCTATCATTGGCGCGGCCATTGACGCTACTATTCCCCTGGTCATCCACGCTTGTTGAGATGCAGCTTTAGCCTGAGCTAACTCTTCAGGAGTCATATCTTTTTTTGGTTTTTTTGCGGGTTTAGGCGACCTCTTTAAAGCTGATAGCCTATAATTAGGAATAAAGCCTTTAGATGAGTTTATTGCTCCATGTTTTTTTGGATCAATACCCATTCTTTCAGACCTTAATATTCCTTGGTTTACTCCTAGTGGTTCATCCCAAATATTAGTAATAGCAAAACCTTCTGGATTTTTTTGATTCTTTAACTTATCGCTTTGCTCTAATCTTATACCCTTACTACTCAAACCTCTTTGTTTCAAAGACTTTTTTTCTCTTGCGAAAGACTCTTTTAAAGAAGGAATAAAACCAGTTGAACCTCTAACAAAAAACCTGCCAAACCTCCTTAATTTTGGAGTTAATGATCTAGACTTCTCTTTAGCTCCTGAATAAATATCTGAAACACCAGAGCGAATTGATTCGAGTCTACCATAAGTATTTCTATATAAAAATTTATTTTTCTTATTTTCTTCTATTTCTTCTATTAAAGAGTTTAAATATTTAGCTCTATCCACTCTTGACTGTTGGGATACTCCATCAGTTTTAGAATTTCTTACCAAGTGGGAATCTAAATCCAAAAGTTTTTTAATAGATTTTCTTTTTTCTCCAGAAGAATAAATATCAGAAGGAATTTTTTTAATAGCTCTTACTGTATCTAAATGCCCTTTCCCGCTAATCAATGCCATTTCATATTTTAATTGGGCTAATCTTTTTTGAGACTGTTCAATCTCTAAATACTTAACTTGATTTATACTTCTATCAAGCATTGATGTTGTAGAAACAGGAGATAAAGAATTTCTAAGGTGACCTCCTCTTTTCATAGAAGCTCTTAATTGATCTTTTCTTTGTTGAATGACATCTGGAAACCTAAGCTGCCTGTGGGGCGACTCGCTACCTATTGGGACTTTCCTAACCCCTTTGTCTTGCATTAAAATATCTTCCCCTCCAACTCTCGTTCCATAAACCCTTAAATTATTTAAGTCAGCTTGCTCTTTTTTTATTAGCTCTTTTAATTTTAATCTATCTGACTCAACTATTTTCTTACCTTCCGTAGAAGAAGCTCTTTGATTAAGTAATTCAGACATTCTTTTTGCAGACATACCGAGAGCGGCCATTTCCAAAGAGCTAAGTTTTTTGAAATTATCTGCAGATGGGTCTATGTATTTTCCAGTTTGGCCTCGATATTTTTCATCGTCATACTTAAACATCCTGTGTTGTAGTTTTACAGCTTCTGCTGGTTTTAATATCTTAGAAACAGACATTTGCTGATGAATTTTATCCAGTTTTTTAAATGAGTTTTTGTCTATTGCTCCAAAATCTTGCCCAGGAAATTTTCCGTCTTTATATAAAGAATTCCCATACCTCTTAAACATATCTTCCAAAGCTTTAGAAATATTAACTTGATCAGCAAAATTAGGGATAAACCCTTTGGAGAAAAAACCTAAACCCTGAAACACATCATCTATTTTATCTAAATGTAATTGCTTTGAAATTTTTTGAAGCTTTAAAGATTTATCGGCAGCCCAAATATAACTTTCTTCGTTGCTACGTTTGTTTGATTCTCGACGCTTTCCAATATCTCTTAAAAATTTATCCTTTTTGAATCTTTTAAACTTTCTTCCTGGACGAGCAAAATTAGGAATAAAACCTTTGGAGTATTTTTTATATATATCATCCCCAACTCTATTTTTATTAAATACCGTAGTTAAATCTTCTACCGCTAGTCTATTTTGCCTGATTGTTCCCGAACCTACTTGAACTGACTTACCTTCTATAAGACCTTGAAATTCATTTCTTTTAAAATTTTTGTTAACAATTTCTTTAAGATCTTTTAAGCTTTGAAATCTAAAAGTTTTCCCTCCCCCTAAATTAATTCTTCCTGTTGTTTCCATTCCCTTTTTTAACCTATATTGTAATTGAGGAAATGCATACATTAGATCTTCAAAATTTGTTTTAGAGTTTTGTTTCCACACTCTAACTGGAGACAAATGAGTGCTTTTTAAGGCTTTTTCTTTTTTCAAAAGAGTTTCAAATAATTTCGACCCATCTCCTTTTCTCATTGAAGATATAAAATCTATTGCTGTTGTTTTTCCGGATTGCTTTGAATACCTTAGGCTAGAAAGAGTTTCTGGGATACTTAACATTTTTTCCCCACTTTTTAACTTTCCCCAATTCATGTTAACCTTGGAAAAGTTAGGTACAAAACCTGTTGAAAAACTTTTTCCCATAGGTAGATCTTCTAAATTTACAAACCCCTTTTGCTTATGAGCGTTTCTACCTAATCCAAAACTTCGCAAAGATTTTATCAACTTTCTTTCTTCCCCAGGTAAATATTCAGACGAGTCTTTTGTTTGAAATTTACCATCTTTACTAAAATAGTTGTCTTGTCTAAATTTTTCAACCCTCGCTCTTAATTGCTTTGGTATAAACATGCCCTCCAATTGCATTTTTGGAATATTCTGTTTTAATCTTTTCTTATCTAATACTTTTTTTGCTGCAAGTAAGGCTCTTGGTATTCTTGGCCCTACAATAGATCCAGCGTCAATTTTGGTATAAGGCTTTCCCCTTTTTGCTGCATCTTGAATTTCCTGAAGTAATCTTTTATATATGGAAGAGCCAAACTCTCCGCTCCCGCTTCTAATATGAGAAACATGTAAAACTCTTTTTTTCCCTTCTGACCGCTCAAAAACTGATCCGTCTTTACCAAACCCAGATCGCTTAGTAAGACCCCACGCCATAAAATTAGGAATGAATCCTTTTGAGTAATTGTAATTAGATTTTAATTTTTGCTCTTCGGAAAACCGTTTGTATAAATCTTGAACAGTTGCATCTTCAACAAAATCTTTCCCTCTGGTTTTTTGTATATTCTTAAATATATTTTCCCTGGAGTCATAAACGTCAGCCATTTTTGGCTCAGTTGCTCCACCAAGCGGCATATACTCTTTCTGACCTATTGGCTTTTGAATAAACTTTTCATTTTCAACTTTATCAAATGATCTAGCTGTATACAAATCTTCAAGCTTGGCTCCAATTCTTCCCAGTTCGAAATTTTTAAAATCAGATATTCCCATCTTTTTAATATCTTCAATACTTATTTCATTTGGAATCTTTTCGATTTGGTTTTTTCCAGCTTTCCTATCGTAAACTCTTTGAGTTCTGGCATTACCTGTTAAAATCTTAGATCTTTCTTTTACTGAGGAAGCTTTAACTATTGCTGCCATAACTTCTGGATAACCTTCGTTAGCTGCAAATTTTCCAAACATTCTTAAGTCTTCAGAAGATTCAAAAGAAATTTTATCTTTTGTCATCTGGTTTCTATTTTTATGCCCAGAGACAAAAAGCATTTTGGGATTTTTTGCCCATGGAGTAAACTTTGTCCCTTCTGGTAACTGGTGTTTTGCTTGAGCCAATTCGTTTTCCCATATATAATCTTTTCCGCCTTTTGTAGTTCTAACCCCTTCGAATAAATTAAATCTGCCAAAATTTGGAACGAAGCCTACAGAAGCTCTTTGAGGAGCCCCATATTTCTTTCTTGTGTCTAAGGCCATTTTTCCTTGAGCTTTTCTTTCTTTTCCTGAAATCTTTCTTGTTTGCCCTTGAAGATTCATTAATTTTTGATGAAAATCTCTTTTGGTATCTGATGTTAATCCTATTTTTGCATCAGCAAAAGGCGTGTAATATCCAAAAAGTTTTTGCAGCCTAGCATCGGGCATACCAGCTATATCAAAACCCGCGTTATTACTTGTAAATAATTTGTTTTTACCTATTGCCTGTAATGCAGTTTCAAAAATAGATCCCGCTGCTGATCCGGCGCTTCCAGCGTTAGACAATTTTTTTATGATTGGGTTATTGGCTGCAAACTGACCTGTCCCAGATAAGGTTCTCGCAAGCCCAGAAGATTCTTGAATCATTAAATCTTCAATTCGAGATCTTATATTTTTTTCAGTATTTTTAAGTTTAGACGGTTTTAACCCCTCCACTCTATATTTTAACCTATAAGTTTTATCTCCATGTTTATAATTCGAATCAATTTTCTTTCTGAAATTATTGGTGGCCACCAACATGGTCGCTTGCCTAGAAGCATCTATAGTAGGCATTTCATTTCTAGCTTTTTTTCTGCTCTCTGCTGCTATAGCTATTTTCTGCTTTGAATTTTCAGCTTCAAAAGATTTTATTTTAGCTTGATCCTCTACAGAAAACTTATCTAAATAAACTTTTCCTCCTCCTATATTTGCTGATTGTCCATCTTTAAGTCTGTTAATTCTTTGTGTAGATACGAACCCTAAAGAAGTTTGAACTCCCGCTTTTGCAAAATTGGGAATATATCCAGACGCAAATGATGAGTAATTTTTTAATACTTCTGTGAGCTTCTTAAGGTCGGGTGTGCTTACATGCTCAAGACCCGTATCTTCTTTAAAAGAGTTTTTTGCCATTTTTAAATATTCTTTTCTACCTTTAGACTCTTTTGCGTATTTTTCGTGAGTAATCTTATTTGCTCCTATTTTCGTATCAGATGCAGAAATTAAATTTAATCCCCCAGGAAACATTAAACTTCTCCCCGCTTTAACAGCGTTTAAATTAATGTGATCTTTCTTTTGGTCTTTAAGTCCTTCTCCTGGTAAAGTACCTAAATATTGAGTTACTCCTTTTTTTAAAATTCCATACTTATTGACAAATTTTCCAGATTTATCTTCCGCTAAAACTTTTTTTCCTGAGGGGGATATAGCTTGCTTGTCAAAGCTTCCTGATTTAGCTATAGGTTTTATATTAGTATATCCTAAAGCTTTTAATGTTTTTACTCCCTCTATTTCTCCTCTTGCGCCTTTTGTTATATTAGTTAAAGATGAAAATTGTTTTTCTATTTCAATAGGTTGCTTCCTTCCTTTATAGGACATGCTTAGTAGATTTCTTATTCCAGTTTTAAAACCGTTGTAAGGGGAGCTTTTCATTAACTCTCCGTAAGTTACTCCATCAACTCCCTTTTTTAAGAACTTTCTATATTCTTTTTTACTTAATTGATATCTTCTAGATAAAACTTCTTTTTGGTCTTTAGTAGGGTTTTTAATAATATTATTATTGTCATCAAAAAAAACAGGTTTTAATATTTTTTGATAATCTTTTTGTGCTGCCGTACCTATTTGTTTTGTCCCTAAAGAATTTTTAATTAAATTTATAGTTGATGAAAAAGAATCGAAGTAATCTGATTTTTTAGATATTAAACTGTTTCCACCTTCCTTAAATCCTAGCTCCAAAGATGTAGCTGAAATAGATTTTCCCCTTGAGTAGTTAGGTACAAAACCTGAAGACGCAGTTATTTTTCTCGCTCCCTTCGGCAATCCAAAAGATTTTACCATAGACCTATTAAATATAGCATCTCCACCTGTTCCAGCAAAATTAGGAACCATCCACTCTCCAGTATGGGCAACAACATTTTGAGTTTTACCTGATCCCATTTTATGGTTTCTTAAAACAACGGGTCTATCTCCTTTTCTGGCTCCGCCTATACCCATGTTAATATCTCTTTGCTCTTGCATCATTGAAGGTAAAAATCCTCCAGAAAGACCCAGAGCTTTATTTCCCATACTTCTAGATCTAGAAAATTTTCCCCCTACAGCTGCATATCCAGTTTCTTTTGCTCCTATCCCATATAAAGCTCCACTCGAAGCAAGCCTTCTTACTATGGATTCTTGCTTTAATCTTTCAGCTGTTTCTTGCTTGATTAAATTTAATATTATAGCTTCTTGTTTTGCCGTATTACTTCCTGCTGCAAGAATTTTTTGATATAACCCATTGTTATTAGCTAGTGCTTGACCTATAGCTGCTTGAAGCCCTTGTTGTCTTTTAGCTTCTTTATTTATGCCCATCATGTCGGCAAAAGCTGTAACGGCAAAACCAGATACTAATTTAAATATTTTAAGGAAAGCTGCCCCTAATATTACCAATCCAGGTCCAGTTAAAAAAGACCCAAATCCTTTAACGAAGCTTTTGGCCAAACTATTACCCTTTTCTTCGTCTAGTAAATCATTTAAAAATTCAGCTAAACTTCCTACAGCTTTGATTATATTTTTGAAAGACCCCGAAAGACCTAATTCGCCAAGTCTTGCCGCAAATTCTTTTACCTCTGAAGAAGCTTGACTAAATAACGCTGACAAAGTTTTATTCAACTCTTCATTCCTCATCGTAGCTTGATTAGTTGTGTTATTAGCTACCCCGAGAGCTTTGTTGTAAATAGATACATCATCATTCAAATCTTGAATTAAAGCTTGTAAGTTTTGTATCTGGAATACTCCAGCTATTTGTTCTGAGGTGTAAGCCTTTTGGGCGTCAGACAAATTTTTATATATATTAGCGTAATCTTTTAATATAGATATTGAAGAACGAAAAGATCCATCGTTGTTTTTAGTAGCTACACCGATTTCTTCCAGAGCGTCTCTCACTCCACTTCTTTTAATTCTCGTGAATATACTTTTAAAACCATTTCCTATTACAGATCCACCTCTAGCAGTTCTTTGTTGAACCGCAGTTACTATTGCAGCTAATTCATTAAAAGAAACTCCAGAGGATTGAGCTACAGCTCCAGCTCTAGATATAGCTTCCGCTAAATCCGAAGATGAAACCGCAAAAGCCGCATCAACATTAGCCATTCTATTAATAATTTGTTCGTGAGTTATACCTTCTTTATTAAAAGAGTTTATTGCAGCTGTTAAAGTTTCCGTAGACTTTACAGCGCTCAAACCAGACAATCGAGATAATATAAGCGCTGAATTTACCCTAGCTAAAGTTTCTTCTGCTCCCAAACCTTGCCTAGCTAACTCTATAGCTGATTGAGAAACGGTTTCAAAACTTTGAGCTGTATTTTTTGCTACATCAAATATGCCCCTACCAAACTTCCTCATTTCTTGATCGGTAGCTTCCATAACTACTTGTACATCCTTTAAGGCTTTTTCGACTTCCACAGCGGAAGATACGACAGATGCAAAGGCGTCTGATATTCCATTTATGACTCCTACGGCAGCTCCGAAAGCAAAAACACGGGCTGCAGAAGCGTCCATAGATTTCTGGAATTCGCTAGCTGAGTTAGTTATTCTTCCTAAAGGTTGAATGAATCCATTAGGGTTTAACTTTGGGCTCATCTGCATTCTATTCACAACTCTTTGAGCAGACGCAGCTTGGCTAACTATACTCTGATGATAGCCACTAGCAGAAGTTGGAATATTAACTACACTCATAAAACCTTATACCTACATATAGTATACACTTATTTTTTATGAAAGCGAACAAAATCTTCCATACTTAATTCTCCCCCATTTTTTTCTGCTAATTTATGTATATCTACAGAACCTTCTACATCTAAGCCAGCTTCCTTCATATCCTCTCTAGTGGCTCCAGCATGGCTATAACCACTTGAATTTGCTATCATTTTTTTAGAATCTTCAATCGTTTTCTTTTTATTCTTAGAATCTTCAATAAAATCTAGTATTTTGCCTGCGTCTTTTATTTTATCTTCTGGTATTTCATAATTTTGAAATATAGAAGAAAACATTTTGGCAAAATTCAATAAATTAACTTGATAATGACTTAAATCGAAATGGCTTTTTTCAAAAAAACGAGATAAGTCTTTTCCGAATAAATTATATATAGAAGTAAAGAAAGGTTCTATGGAAATTTGTTTTAAATTATCATTATTAAATTTATTAACTTCCATATTATAAATTAAATAAATTTTTGATAAATCCTCTACGCTTAACTCATCAAAATCTTCTTTAGAAAAATAAAGCTCTTCTAAATTTTTATCTTTATAAATTCCTTTTTGAATAAAACTTTCGTTAGATCTTTTATCTGCATACTCTTCGGCGGTATTTCTAATAAGAGCATTTCTTTTTTTTCTATTTGATTCAACTCTCTCTTCTAAGTCTTTTATTCTTTCTTCTAGAGCTTTTTTTTGTTTTTTAATGATGCTTTTCTCTAGAGTCTTTTTTAGGTTTCTTATTTCTATTTCTTTTTTTTCTACAAAATTTTCCTCTTCTTCTAACCAAGTTCCTTCCTTGTTTAAAAAGTCAAGTAAATCTTTTTCTTTCATTACCCCAAGATCTATAGCTTTATTTAAGTATTCTTCTCGAGTTTTCTTTAAAAAAATTACATCTTTTAAGTCAACATGTTTAATAAAAACAGGGGTTCCAAAGATATTTACCTCTGTGAACCCCTGGATTATTTCTGTAAAAATTTTTTCTAAATCATCACTAGGCATCTGAACCCTCTAATTCGAAATCTTCTTCAGTTTCTTCTTGCTCCTTTTTCATAGCATCTAAGTAACTATCTAAGCTTTCTTTTTCTTGGGAACCACTAACATACCAAATTGTAATTATAGAAGATATTTTATCTATAACTTTTTCGTAAAGTTCATCTCCTTGCTCTTCTTTAGCTTCGTAAGATGAATATTTTTGATCAAAATCTTCCCCTTCAAACATCTCTTCGAAAGGAACTTCTTCCGAATCTCCTTCCGCGAAATAAGATAAGTGCAACAAGTACCACATGATAGCTCTGTTTCTAGCTTTAATATCTGCAGTGTGATCGAACAATGAATTTTGAAGCATTTCGTACTCTGTTAAATCTTTTCTTATTTCAGACATTTCCTGAATGGCTGTGTCAAGTTTTTCTTGTTGTCTTTTTGAAAGTTTTCCGTTTTCCGAAAAAATTGAAAAGCCTTGAACTTCTAGTTGTTTTTGATGCATTTTAAAAACTAAATCCGCATACATCTTTTGTTCTTTTTCCGTCCAAACTCCTCCGTTTGCTCCATACTGCTTTGCAAGCATAGCTTTCGTCAGTAAACCCATTTTGATGAATTTGTTTAACTCTAAGCTGTAAAACATATCTCCATCTTCCAGTTGAGTTCTGGAGGGTTTTTTTATCACAATATTGAAGGGAATTTGTTTTTTTGTTTTTATCGTTTCTGTTGTAGAAACGGTTTCCATTTTCCCAGTTTCTTTATTTTTTCTTTTAGATTTTTTCTCGATAACTTCTTCAACCTCTTTTTCAAGATCTACGCTAAAAGAATATAGTATTTTTTTTTCTTCAATTTTCATGCCTTTTACCTTTTATATTATTATAACAAAAAATATTATTTTTTAAAGTTTATTTCAAAATTTTCCATACAAGAAAATAATTCTCTTCTAACGTCATTGCCTGAATCTAGTATTTTTTTTCTTATATGATTTAGATGAGCTTCATCTAAGTATTCAGCCTGGTTTAAAATATCAACATCATTAGGAAGAGCTTTTTTAAGCTTTTCAAATTGTCGTTGATGCTCTTCGCTTAAATCTTCTACTGTCGCAAGAAACGATTTATATAAATTTGTTATTGAGCGAAGAACTTGGAATTCTAGCAATTCTCTTTCTGATTTCATAAACTTTACCTTTTACCTTATGTGTAAATACACAAAAAAACCTCAGATGGGAAATCTGAGGTTTTTTGAATAAGAAAATTTATTCTTATGGAGTTGGTGTGACAGATTCTGTTTCAGTAGGAGTATCGAAAGAATCTGGAATTGCGGTTTTGGCTACTCCAGCAAATGCGAAAATTCCATTGTTGGTATCACTGGCTCCTCCAACCTGAGCGGAGAAAGTTAAATCAACTGTTTTATTGTCTCCAATAGAAGCAGAAAAAGCTTCTGTATCAAGAATAGCATTTCTTATGACATATGTAATCACTTGGTTTGATCCGCAGCGATCTTTCATTCTAATTGCGATATCTCTTTTTTGTTCGCCTCCGCAAATTAATGCGTCGAGAGATCCATTTTCCATATCAGCCATAAGAGCAGAAACAGAAAGACTCATATTTACAGGAAAATCAATTTTTCTTGCAAATGGAAAATGAGATCCAAGTCTTGTCATTGGAGTTCTGGATACTGGAATATCAAGAGAAACACTTTGAAGATGAGCTGTTGTTTTGCTGCCTGCTCCAAATCCTTGTCCAGGAAGAGTTGGCCCTCCAACGCCTAAAGCTCCAGCGGGGGTGCTTGAGGATGAGAAATATCCACTAGCGTCAAAATCAACTTCAATATCTCCAGGGCGAATAGCAAAAATTTCGTTATTATTTACTTTAATATCTCCATCGCTTGATTTTAGAGTTGAACCGCCGTGAAAAACCGTACTACTTGTGAATTTAGATCCAGTTGTAGAATTGATGTCAATAGCTGGATTATCAAATCCACTAGAGATATTATCCTTGAAAAGCATATTTGAAGCCTCAACAGAAACACTAGCTGTTGCAAATTCTCCTACAGAAGCGCTAATTGAATAACTAGTGATAAAACCATTTCCAATTGCAATAACTCCGTTATCAGCGTGTTTTAAAGTTTTGGTGTCGCTATGAAGATCATCACCTTCTTTTGTTGTAATAATGTAATAGTTTAACTCGTCAGCATTCGAATTATGGCTAGAACCAGTTGAAGTTGGATCCATTAAACTTTTTGTCATTGGAACGGCGGAAGAATTAGGTAAGCTTCCACCATTAATTTCAAACCCGAGATTCTTTTCTTGAGTTCCGTTTGTAATTAAATAGCTGAAATCCAAACTGACTGTAGGAGGATCAGTAACTTCTCTGGAAAGAGCTGCTAGTTGGCCGAACTCATTAACGTCAGTTCTTGAAACCTCAAGGTTATAACTCATGTCTTGGACACGATTAATCTCTTTGATATCTGTATCATTAATATTGGTATTATTTCCTCCAATCTTACTTGTAAAGATATTCTCGCTTTGGTAAATTATTCTATCTCTGGCCATATTTTTAAAAATTTAGGTGTTAATACATAATACAGTAAAAATGTGTAAATGGGAACTTTTATCTTTTAAATTTTTGTCTTGGATTTCTTGGTTTAGATATCTCAAAATCTATAAATCCCACTTTAAAGTCTTTGGTTGAAGTAATTCTTTCCGCTGCTCTATCTGTAATTTTAGATACTCTAGAACTTTCTATAAAGCAATTCTTACTAGAAGAATTGGATAAAGTATCATATTTATAAGGATGACTTTTTACATGATTAAACTCTCCAAAAGGGAAATCAGTATAATTAATTAAAGAAAAACACGATCTAGCAGAATCTCTAAATAAAGATAAAACACCATCTAAAGTGTAATTCGAATCAGCTATAACCACAGCTCTTATATTTGACTTTGTATTATCTAAACCTCCAAAAGCAAAAGGTTCATTTTGAGAATTTTCTAAAGTTAAAAATATAGCTGGAACAGTATAAATCTTATCGCTAAATCCCCCATTCTGCTGTAAAAAAGTTTGATTTATAGGAGAGATAATAAAATCGTTATTTAAAATAACATTTTCTTCTGTTTCGTCTGTTATATAAACATTTACTGTTTTATAAGCAAAATCTCCTTTAATGACTAAGTTTTTATTCCGAGCTGGATCATGAGTGGCATGCTTAATAAGAACTCTTCCATTATTATAGTCTATAAATAAATCATCTGTTTTGTCAAATTTTTGAACTCCTCCAATTTCCACGAAATTATTTACTAAGTTTTTATCAGAAGCCCACACTAATTGTCTATAAGGGCTATAATAAGCATCATAATTAGTTGGGATATTTGGGGAATCAACATATTCAAAAGTATGATTAATTGAAGGCATTGTAGCTTCTCCGAAATAATTCAATCTATCATCTACCCACAGATAAAAACTAGATAACAATTCATGATCAAAACCTATATTCATTTTGTTTTCCTTAATATATTTGATTTTAAATCATTTAGAATTTGACTTAAATATTTAACATTTCTAAAAGATCCTGACATTGGTCCATTTTTTACTTGCAATCCGGTTTCAGATCTACTTGCGTTTCCATATTTTCTTGAGTTAACATTCAAATATTTTCCTAGTCCAGATATGCCCCTCTCTATTCCCTCCACCCAACTTCTTCCATCTGCCCATGGCATTGGCGTGTTTTTAAATATATCTTCTTTAGATGGAAGTTCAACTTGAAATTTTAATAAGATAGATCTATGAGAACTAGGAAGAGTCTTTATCTTAAGAGCTTTTTGTAAAATTTTTCTTACAGGAGCTATTGGATCAGATCCATATTCAAAACCGATAAAAGAAAATAAATTTCCATAACCTCCTAGAGTTCCACTTTCATTGTTAGCTTCCGGTCCAGAATTAATCTCTCTGGTTATAGGATGGTTTTCAAAATCCATAAGCATTTCTCTTTGAGCTTCATTAACTTGATCTCTTATTCTTCTTAAAGCTTCTTTTTGTATGATTGGTTTTATTTTTCCAGAAGAAACTCTTTCTAATGCCCTAAAGTTGATAATAGGCTTTTTCATCACCCTTTTCTTTTTAAAAATATTTGATAGTACTTTACGGAAAACATTCCTGATTTAGAAGCGTCGGAAACGACATCAAAGAGCTCTCCATCAACTTCAATATCTGTTGATTGTTTTAGGATAGCATATCCATTTTCATCAATTTTTATCCTTATGGAATCTCCTGGAACTGAAATCCCCGTATCTTGATTGAAACCATCTTCTTTTGAGTTCCCGTTGAAGTAAGATATTCTCGCTTTTACTATTACAGGCTCTACTTTTTTTTCATTACCTTTTTGATTTAATACCCTAGAGTATAAGGCGTTGTAAGTATTATTTGTAGCTACAAAAGCTTGCTTTTCGCTTTTGTAAATTGTTATATCTCTTGCAAAAGTATCGTGTATATCATTAAATACGTTATCAAACCTTTGTTTGTCTGGTCCTGGAATTAAATCCGCCATAACTTAAGGGGTCGGCGTTATCGGAGTTCTACAGCAATCTTTACCTATAGCATCTTTTCCTGCAACCTGACGCGGAGGAGATTTATACATATTGTAGGAATGAACTAATTCATTTAATTTTATTTCAGCTTCTTGAGATATAGATTTAAAAGCTTGAGATATTTGAACTTTTTGTTGTGCAGACGCGTTTTGAGCGACTCTTTTTATATAAGAGTCTCCTTCTCTCAATTCCGTCCAATCTGACATAGAAGGAGTGGATATTGGAGTTGATACTGTTGTTGTGGTTGATACAATTTTTTTAAGAAGAGATTGGGCTTCTCTTTTATAATAATGAATTAAGTATAATTGAATAAATATAGCTATTTCTTCTTCATTTAAATCAGGAAGAACATCATTGCTTGAATCCACCCTGAATTCGGTATTAATTAATACATTTAGATGGCCTATGTTTGTTTCAAGCCAAGCTGATATTTGAGCTTTTCTTTGAGCTATGTATTGGGGCGTTCCCACCTCATCATAGAATTCCGTTGCAAAAATATCTTCTGCAATGTCATCAATTTTCCCCATTTAATCAAAGATCAAAAAGTTTTTTCTGTTCTTCAGTCATTTGACTTAAGTCCATAATTGGAGAAGTTGTTTCTATGACATTCCCCTTTCCTTGCAAAAACCTTTTCTTAAACTCCTTTTTAAGTTTATTTTTTAAAGTAGTTTTATTGCCAGAAGGAAAAACTCCCAACTCAACAGCTAAAGATTGCATTTCTGGAATGCTCATGTCAGCTACATTTTTTTCAAACTCATCCTCTTTATTAGTCTTAAAAGGGTTGTGCCCTACATTTGGATTTAAAATTTCTTCCAAAGATTGGAGTTTTTCTTTTTCTTCGGCTAATTGACCGTCGGCAAAAATCATTGGCTCTTGCTTTTTGCTTTGTTTTTTACTGGATTGAGTTTTTTTTGTTTTCATATGTATAGAATTAAAATTAATTACACTTTTATTATACCCTTGGGAACAAAAAAAATCCACCCCGAAGAGTGGATTTTTTTGTTTAGTGGATTTTTTTAAAAAAATTAAACCACTATGCCGGTTAAAGCTCTCTTGTCGAGGACCATTCGACCCTCTTCGATAGAACCGTAATATCCGACTTTTTGCTGGCGAACAGAATACTGATCATCAGCAACCAATCGAAGCTCAGCTCCGGTGTCCGAATCAACGGCAACCGCCTTAAGGATAGCTTCCTTAGTGCGATCAATACCTAAGATGATTTCATCTCCAGAAGTTCCGTTGCCTCCCCAGGAATCACCTGTACCGTGACCAACGTCACCACCCTTAGTGGTAGTAACACCGATAAGGGTGTCGTAAACAGCGTTAAATCTCTGGCCGTTACCGAACTCATTAAGCTCTGTGATATTAATTCCGTAAATCTCGGAAAGACCTGCGTTTTTATATATAGAATTTCTAAACTCTTCTGTTCCAGGAACAACAGCGTTAGAAGCGGAAGGAGATGTTCCAGTAGCATCCTTGGTGTTGATGGGGTTATAAGCCATAGCTCTGATTTGCCCCATAACTTCAGGAGAAACAATAAGGTCTGTAACTCCACGAGAACCAGTAACAGGAGTTCCTCCAGTCCAAGCGGTATTCAACCTTTTAGCTCTCGTGATAAGAGTATTAACATCGTCAATAAGGAATTGATTTGCTGTTGCAGACTTTACAACATGAGCCAAGTTGTTAGTTTTTGCATTAGCAAGAACTCCCAAAAGAAGATTTGCAGAAGTATGCTCTTGTTTTAAAAGAAGCTCTTGAGCGATTCTTGAGAAAGTTTTACTTACAACATCAAGTCGGGAACGAGCAGCATAACGACGATCAAACTCAACTGCAGTTTCCATGCGGTAAGTAGTGAACTTAAGTTCGCTATGCGTTGGGATAACTGTATTAGAAGGAAGTCCTCCAGGGCCAGACTGGCTATACACTTCAAGGTAATCAGCATCTGTTACATCATGGTAAAGATCCAATGGAATTGAAGGATTGTCATCATCGTTAAACTGAAAGCTATTGAACATATTGCTCAATGTCGGAGCGTTGTTCATTACCTCAGACAATACAGGTCCGATAAATTCAGCGGCAGCTGCTTGGGCTTCATAAGCTACATTCCTGTTCTTGGAAGCCATTGCTTTTACAAGTTCTACTTGTTCTTCAGTGCGTTTTAATGTAATATTCATTTTCTTAAATTTCCTTTCTTTTTTTACAAGATTATAGGCCAGAGTTACTAAACATTACAAAGAATGTGTCGTCGCTACCGTCTCCACTTCTGTCTCCAGCCGCTAAAATAACTCCAAGAGTTGTTTTTGCATTTCCGGAGCCTCTGTTTGTAGTAGCAGCTTCAAATGTGCCGTTGTTTCCAAGAGTTAAAAGATGACCAGGAGCATCTTTGTCAGCAAGTCCACTGTCTGTATTAAGAGTAAAGAAACCCTTTGTCGCAACAGGAACTGTTTCTCCAGGAATAGAGCATTGAAGCTCATCCTTCTTTACGCTATAATAAAGAAGCTTCTCTCCGTTCTCGTCATAAGCTAATGTAGGTTTTAAGGAAATACCTAAAACTTTTTCTTGATCAGTCGAAGCCTGTGTAGTTTGTACGGATAAAGGAGATTCAGGATAAATTGACCCCCACTGGGTGGATTGTCCTTGATCTCCGCTTCCAATAGCACCTAAGTAAGGTTGGTTAACAGCAGCGGTTCCATGCAATCCAGCAGGATCAGCAGCAGTCCAATCGTTTGAAGAAGAAGGCTTAACAAGCGTTCCGCTATAAAAATCTTTTAAGTTCGAAGAGGTTCTTGAACCGCCTGGAACTAACTCTTGAAAGTTCGCACCTGAGCCCAAGTCAAGCTTGAACAGATTGATAACGTCCTTTTCGTCATATTGTCTAAATGGTAATAATTTATGCATGGTTTTTTTAGATTAAATTTTAATGGTTATATTTTCTTTAGAAAAAGCTTTAGCGAATTTTTCTCTAAGATCTTCCTCTTCGGTAGCTGTTGAAGAATTGTTGTTAGATACAACTTCTTGCTCAGGCTCGATTTTTTCTAAAGCTTGCTCAATAGACTCTTCAACCTCTTCTTGAGAAGCTTCGGATTCTTCAATTTTTTCTTCACCTTTTTCTTCGGAGGCTCTTTTTTGAACTTCGGCTTCAACTTTTTCTTGAAAAAGTTTTTCTTGTTCCAAAATGTACTCTTTGTTCTTGTGAGCCCACATGATGGAAATTTTAGATTTATAAGATTCGAAATCTTCCTCTGATAAGCCGATAGTTTTAATTTCAGAAGCTAATAAAGTTCTATCTTCATCAGACAACTCATATTCTGAATTAATGTTTTCCATTCTGGAATTAAAAGCTTCTTCTTCTTTAGCTTTTTGAACTTCAGCTTTAATCTCAGCAAGTTCTTTTTCGGAAGCTTCTAATTTTTCCTTAAGAGAGGAAATGTCTTCTTTCATTTGCTCTTCCGCTTCGGAAACTTTTACCTTCTCTTCTTCAAGAGAGGCTAACTCTTTCTCATACTGCTCGCTCTTGGATTTGATAGCTTCTCCAATAACGCGACCAACATTAGCAACTGCTTCTTCACTGAATCCATGATTAGGAATCTTTTCGTCAAGAATAGTTTTAAAATCTTCAATTAAATCTTGTTTTTCCATAGTAGAAATATTAGTTATAGAATCTATTACATGTAAATTACACTTTTGTGAAATTTTATTTTCATTTTTTTTATTTTTTTCTTTTTTTGCTGTGTTTACAAGAGGATAATGTTCCGTACCTTGTACCGAAGCTTTTAGATCTTTTTTTTTATCATTATCTAAATAAATACCTTTCACTTTTGCAGCTGGATTAGCTGTAAAACCGATACCTAGTGGGAAAACCTCTCCTACAACAAGCCTATAAACAGGAGTACCATCTTTAAGCTTTCCTTCCCCATCAAAAGGCTTTAAATATTGAGATAATTCTTTGATATGTTTTTCTTCAGAAATAATTTCTGCATCCTTTAAATTTTCACTTCCAGCAGCAATAAAATATTTATTAAACCCTAATTCCCAACTTGCGGAAACCTTCATATATTTTTCGCTATCAGGATCAACGGAATCCTCCGCTAATGCGGCAAAGGATTTATTTGCAGCTGCATATATAACAGCCCCTAAAGATAGATTAACTGGATTTAGGTCGTCAGGGTCTAATTCTTCTAAAATATTACTATCGTTTAAATCTGAAAAAGCAGAAGATACAATATGCCCTACAATTTTTTTCTTATCGTGTTCTATATTTGTAGGCTTATGAATAAAATAATCTTTTATTTTTAAAGCTGTCTCCGAAGATATTCCATCTCCATTTCTATTAAAGACATTAATTAAGGCGGCGTTAAATGCGACTCCTAGTAAATCAATATTTTTGTCAAAATCTATTTCTTCAGGAATTAAATCTTTTAAATTATCTAAAGAAGCGGATGATTCAAGCTTGAACCTAGATTCAATTTCTTCAGATTTCAATATAGGGTTGGAAAAAACTGTAGAATACTTATAATTCATTTCTTCTTCTTTTTATTTGATGACTCTTGAGCTTTCTTTAAAGATTTTTCATCTGGATAGTCTTTACTTCCAGGTTTTGCTGGACGATAATTTTTCCCCATTCTTTTTTTCTTTTCTCTGATATTATGCCACAGACCTTTTCCTTTTGCCTTAGACTCGTCAATTTCTTCTAGAATTAGCTCTTCGATTTTTTCCGTTTTAATTTCTCCTTCAATAGAGGCTTGGACTTTTTTCCCTGCCCTCCATTGTCTGCAAGACCAGTATCTAGCTTTTGTCTTTGGACCTGGGTTTGCGCAATTATGCCTTGCTCTAAAACTCTTCCTTCTATTTGGGTCGTCTCGTTTTATTTCCATATTGGGATCGCCAAAGTTTACTTTTACGATATTCCCCTTTTCGTTTTTTACGTATACAGAAAACTTTTTTGGCCCACTAGGAGTCCTGAAAGGTTTGTTTAGTTTTTTCCCTTTATTTTTTTCTTCAGCCCAAGACTCCATTGAGATTTCAAACTCTTCTCCAGAATCGCAATCTTCGCAAAAAAGATCTGAGCTATTAATTTTACTAGATAAGTCAACAATTAATTTTTGCATAAAAATTTATACACAAAAAAAAATTAAATTTACATTAAAAATAAATTATTTTTTACTATGGTATAAAATAGCAGAAGGGTAATCGGGTAATTGATGTTCAGATGATATATTTAAAATTTGATCTAAAGTCTGCAAGGAAGCCATATTTTCAGAATCTTTAATGCAATTAGCTAAGCTTTCTTCCCAGTATTTTTTTTCTTTTGATGTTATTATAGATTCTATCAATTTATCTACAATTTCGTTTTGCTCTTTATTTAATTTCTTAACGGAGAATTTTTTTCTTACTTCTTTTGAAGCTAAAGTTCTTAACTTTTCTATATCATAAACTATAGATTGAATATTTTTTCTAGAGTACAAATCTTTTGCGGTTGCCCCTGTTGGTCTTCCAGGTTCATTAGGGGTATTTTTTTGTTGAGTATTATTTTGAGGTGGAGAAGTTGAGTTTTTAGAGTTTTTTTCTATCTGCATCTCTTTTAATTCTCTCTCTTCTTCCGAACCAGGAGCTTCCACAGAAGGAACTCCTCCTACTAACGGATTATATAATCCATCAGCTCTTTCTTCAATATATTTTTCTTGAGCTTCTTTTAGTGAGTCGGGATGAGGGAATAAACCTGTTCTAATGGCTTGCACACCCTGTTCTGGAGATATAATACCTATCTCCAGTAATCTAGTTATAACTCTTTGGAATTGAACTTCATCCTTAATATCCACCTCTTGAAATTTAACTGTAGGATATTTTCTAAACCCAAGGCTTTTGCAAACCATCTTAACTTGAGGCATGATAAAATCATTTACAAAACAATTTCTAGCTTCCTGAAGTCTCTCTAAGAATATTTGAGCTTTTATTTGAGTACTAGAATAATTTTCTTTTCCTACTATAATGTTTTGAAGCCCTTCTCTAATATCTTGATTTACTATCTCGTATTTATTTGGTCCAAGGATTTTATTAATATCAGGAATTACAAAATCAGCTTTAGTAGTATAATCACTAACCAAAACTCTTCCAACGCTTTCATTTTGAAACAAGCATTGCATTGCATTTAAACTATGAGGATTTATACCACCCTTATCTGGTTCTGTTCCCATAGTTATTAAAAGAACTACGTTTTCAATAGTTCGGCTAATAGCTTGATCAATTTTCTTCAATTCTATTTTCCAATTTAAATCATCCAAAACAGGAAATCCAAAAGGAATTGCGAAAGGTTCATAATCTTGTTTTTTATAAAAAGAATAAATGAGTTTATCAGGATCAAGCTCAACCTTTAAACCTGATAAAGTAAAAGACCCTTTTTCAACAGCTTCCTTAGATTCTGGAGTCAAAGCTTTGAACAGTTCTTTATCTTCATCTGTTTTAGGATTTCTTAATCTTTCTAATTCGTATTGAGATAATATTTTTTTGTAAATTCCTTTGTCGAAAGAGGTGGCGCTTGTTGATACAATGTCATACGGGTTGAGTAGTATATACCTTATTGGGATTCTTCCTGGAGTTAACGAAGATCCATAGATTTTATTTAAATTTCTAAAATCATCTGTAGAAAAATTACCATCTATTCTATATAAAAAAATATTTCCAGATCTATAATATTCTCTAAAAAATTGATCTTTTAATTTCCATAAATTTATTTTTTCAAACCATTTATATATAAAATTTCTTGCGCTTTCACTTCCCCCTTCTAGGTATATTTCAGAGTTTGAAAACTCAGACATTACATCTATAGCGTTTCTAAATATAGGTATGTTGGCATAAGCTTTTTGACATAACTCTATAGAATCTCTACTATCCACTCCCGCTTCGGAAGTTTTATAAGGTAAAGATGAAGATTGTATATTAAAATATTTATTATCTTTTGAATTTCTATGAGAAATATTAGATCTTCTTTGGGTTGTTGAGTTTCCAGCTGTTCTCGATCCCACTTCCGTAACGCAAGAAGCTTTGGTTGAAAAGTCGTAATAGCTTTCCCCGCATATAACGGGCTCTGATACAGAAGCCGTACTTTCAATAGTTGGTTTTGGAGACTTTGATAAGTTATCCCAGTACGGAGACTTCTTAGTGTATTTTCTTTTATTCTTTCTTTCCATATAATGTATTATACACAAAAAAGTGAAAAAGTCACTTTAAAAGTTAACTTTCTTACTTTATGAACATAGGTACAAAGGAAGATACCACTTCGTCCTTATAGCTATAGACATCATTATGAATTTTAATCATCCAACTGCCAAGCACTAAAGCTGAGTAGCAGTCCTTTCTTGCTTTTCCAGCTCCAGTAGTTTTTTTCAAGTTTAATGGTAAATCAAAAGTTTGAATGCCTTGAGGAGAAGATTTAACTTCTATTAAGGCGCATTGACCTTTTGTATAATTAATCATATCATGAAGATGTTCAACTAAATCTATCATTTTAGCTCCATCAGATTGCCTTAACTCATCTTCGTTGGAATTTAAGAATTTTAAAGACTTAATCGGGATTTTCTTTTTTCTTTGCTTTTGGTAATTATCGTCCATAGCTTGAGACGCAAACCAGATTCTTTTATGATCGAAATTGCCCTGTAGGAGCTCGTTAGCCCTTCTGATCCAGTCTGAAGTAGGCTTTCTTAATATACATGGTATTCCAGTAGCTGAAAATTCTTTCTTAGCTAGTCTTAATGATTTTTGATATTCTTCTGCATTATCAAATTCTGTCTGGACTATATTTATGGTTTTACCCGAGTTTTTATATAAAGAACTTTCCTTAAATGCATTAATAAATTGTACTCCACCATTATAATCGCCTATCATAGATACAATATTAAAATTATTAATTAAATAATTAAAATAATTAATATGATTTTTTAAACTTTCTCCTGCCATAGCGTAGACATGGACAAGGGTGCCATTTCCTGTTTCTTTGTTTAATTTAAATACCTGCATAGCGAAGTCGTCAGAACCTTCGTTCTCGGCCCAGCTAGGGTCAAAAGAGAGTATGTATTCGTATCCATCTTCACCTTTAACTTCTACGCAGGGATTTGAACCTTCCTCTACAGTGCATTCGATCATCTTAGATATCTTAAAATATCCAGAACTATCGTCTGTAAAAACCGCTCCAAACTCCCTATCGTATTGACTTTGACTCATTGTTGATTTAGCCTGATCTATCAAGTTTTGGTCAAAAAGCTGTTTAGGGGCGCAGTCATAGGAGAAATGCATTATAGTTCTTGAAGCTTTATTGTCTGAATTATCTGACTTGATAAGAGATTCAAAGCTTTCGTAAAGTTTGTATAAATATTCAAATTTATAAGAAGCTGAAGATAGCATTATTAATTTATTGTTTTGCCATACATACCTATCTTCTTCTTTCATTTTTCCTTGTTTTATCAAGTCTGTTTCTAAGTTGTATAGATTTTCTCTTTCTTTAGGGTTTTGAACAACAGACAAGAACGGAACTACAACCTCATTGTATATCCTTTCTGGCATAAGTAACATTTCGTCGATAATAATCCTATGAAACCTAAAACCTCTCAACTTTGAACCATCACCCAAAGGCAAAGCTCTAATTGAACTATTTCCTATTTCCATAACCCATTCATCGTTAGCCTTTGAAATTCTTTTTATGCATTGAGATAAATATTCAGCTTCAGGTTTAGCTACAATGTCTTCAATTTTTTTGAATATCATCTTAGACTGTCTAAATGATTTTGACAATATCCCTATATCCACGCCTTGATTCAATAAGGCATCCATAAAAGCGAAAATTCCAGTAGTCCATGATTTAGACATTCCTCGAGACCATATTCCTAAAAAATAATCGCTTTCAAACATAGATTTGATTGCCATGTGCTGAAAAGGAAATAAATCTACTCCAGCTATTAAATTTGCAGCGAAAGTAGTATTTTCTCTTAAGAATTCATACAATAAAAGCTTAGCTTCTTTTTCTTCTAGGAAGCCGTCTTTATTTTTCAAGATCTCATTTATATCTCTTGTCTTTAAATTTCTTTTTTGATTTCCTTCTTCCCAAGTCATTGTATTAAAAGTTTTTTAGAGTCTATGTAATATTGAATATCTGATTGCCATAAGTCTTCTCCACCTTCTAGTAATATAGGTATTAAGTTTTGAGATCTATTCCTTCCTCCAGAAAAGACGAATTGACATTTTCTTGGAAACATATGAGTAATTTTCCTCATTCTATGCCATATGAACTTTAAATTAGACTCGTGATATGCAAAAGGGTTATTTTTTATTATTTTTTCTATAGAGCTTTCTATTACGATATATAAATAGGAGTCAAAGGATATAGCTCTTTCCATTTCTTTTATGAATCTGCTAAATCCTGTTGTCATAGTTCCCTTGAAGTCTTGTTCGCTTTTTCTATCTACATAGGTTTTATTGTAATATTTGCCTGATGCTGTATAGTCTCCATAATCTAATTTATGTAATTTTGCATTATTAAAATTTAAAGGCTTTTGCTCTCTAGTATCTATCAAAATCTCCATATCATCTAAATTTTTATTATTATTTAAAAATTTGTTTTTTATAATTTTATTATATATTGGCTCAACTTGAAGCATGGAGCATGCTTCATTATATGATCCAAAGTATTCTTTGAACATACTTATGGAAGGTAAATTATATAATTTTAATTCTAAATGATTTGGTCCGTACTGTAAGTTCTTACCAATAACCCTATTTCTCAACATTTTTATAAATACTTCTTTTACTTCTTCTTTATTTTTTGTTTTATTTGCCCATTCTCTTATTTCAGCTCTATTTGAAAAATAAGTAGAAAAATACTGTTTTTTATCTTTAAACTCTATAGGCTCGCCTGTGAGGAGATTCTTCCTGGGGTAGAAGGTAACATAGTAATCCATTACAAAGATGTTGTGGGCCTTTATATGGGCATGTAACGACCTTTCTGACTTAAAGGTTTCCCCACAAATCTTACAGGTTAAATCTGGCTCCGTTTCCTTTAGCATTTCAAGATAAATAATTTATTCATCCCTTTCAAGTTGTTTTCAACAAGAAAGTATTGAATGCCGCCAAAATAATTTTACAGTACCTCATCTTTAGATATCCCTAATACCCTTGCTTTCCAAATATCCATGTTCTCTATTGAATCAACCTCTTCTTTTACTAAAAGCTTTTGCCTTTCGGCTATCTCCACCATTCTCTTACGATCTTCTTCATTCTGGAATAATTTCACTAGGGATAATATGGATGCGTTATTTTTATGTTTATCTTTAATTCTTTCTTTTCTATCTCCATTTAATCTAGCTATTAATGCTTCTTGTCTTTTTTCACATTGATTATATTCTTCACTCTTTGTTTTTAATAACTCAGCCAGTCTTACAGTCATATCTCTTTGATCTTCACAATCTTCAAACATTCTATTTAATTTATCAATTGCTTTACTTATATTTTTTAAATGTATATAATCCATACAAACATTTATATATAAATTTAATTCATCACTTGTTAAGTCTGGTTTATCCCATACAGCTCTTATATATTCCGCCTCAAAGAGTTTTCTATCATCCATAGAAGTATAAGTATTAATAACCTGTATGAATCTAGGGGCGCCAAGAAACCTTAAGCAACTTTCAACATTATCTATTTCGTCCCTTGTCATCTTTAGCTCATCTATTTCTATATGGCAATATTCATTAATTTTTTTAATAAGCCGCGTTTTAGACTTGGGAGGGAAATACTCAGAAAGCATTGCCGATTCATTGTTTGATAATAACTTTATATCAGTATTCCTTATAAATTCAGCAACATCAATAACCTCCTTGCTCAAATTTGTTACATTTACGTTTGGAAAAAGAATTCTAGCTATATCATAAGCAGAAACTCCATCTTTAGCCTGAGAAACGATAAACTCTTTTTGCTCTTCCGTTAATTTGGTTTTAGGTTTCTTTTCCGTCTTTGTGGTGGAGAATTCAATATTTTCTTCAACCAAAAAAGCTCTTACTGCTCTACCCTCTTTAGTTCTTCCGTCTAATTCTTCATTTTTAAATACAGCTCTAGTTAATACTATTAAATCAGACATTAAAGAATGATTATCTCTTATAAATTGTTTTTGCTCTTCTGTTAGTTTATCGCTCATATAATATCTTCCTCTGAAATAATCTTTTTAGCTAATGTTTTAAATAATTTTTCAAAATTCTTAATTTGTTTATAACCTGCTCTTCTACCCTTCTCATTGCTTTTGTAACCCATTTTTTTAGCAACTTCTTCCATAGTCATGGAATTTATATATAACATTTCATATACCATGTATTGTTTTTCTGATAAATTATTTTTCATATGCTTATTTAATTTATCTTTAGAATTGTCTATATCGAAACTTCTATGGCCAGGCTCAGCAGCTTTATAACCAATATCGTCAATATTTCCCGCCAAATTAATATCTTGACTGTATTTTTTAGATGAACTCCATTTTTTAAATAAAGGGCAGTTTTCATCTTGTTTTTTTGTTTTAGTCCAAGAACAAAGATTTTCTTCTTCATTTTGACTAATTGTCCCTGAACAGTTAAAAGGACATTGAACGCAAGGTCTTATAAAGTTAGTATAATGGTTTCTTAGTACATTTTTGATCTGATTTGTTATTATTCTGTTCAACCAGGGCTCAAGAGCTCTTTTTTGATCCCAAAGATGCCATTTTTTATATATATGAAAAAATATTATTTGAGCTACATCATCCCAACTAATCCATGATATTGCTTTTAAAAACCATTTTCCTTTTCTTTTTTCAATGTTTTTTTGTATGACATCTATTTTGTCCTCGAACTTTATCTTTTTTGGCCTACCTCGTTTCTTGGGGGTTGTCATCTTCAGGTAAATTCAGCAATTCCTCAGCTTTCCAGGTTTTTTTGTCAAAAGCTGATACCTCATACTCCAATTTACCTATATCAGGAACAAATTCAGAATCGCTTTCGTATTCAGATAAAGTTTCCTTTTTCTCCGCTCTTTTCCTCAATCCTTTTGAGGGTGTTTGAGAGGAGGCTCGAGAAGAAACTTCTTCGTTCATAGGCGCTCCACATGCGGAGCAAAATTTTGGCTCTATAGCCAGAAAAGAATTTTTATGGCCACATTTTGTACAATATTTAAAACTCATTTTACTACAATAATTTTAGAGATTTGTTTCTGGATAGATTCTGTGTTCCCGTCAGATTTAAGCAGTCTTCTAGGCACATCTTCAATTTTAGAAATTATAATTACATTGGAATCTTGTATCGACAGTTTTGTCTTTAAGTCTTCTACTATTTCATCTTTTTTATTAAAATACTTTTTTCTATGAAAAAAAGCTACAATAAGAGTAGCTAAAGAACTTATTAAAGCAGCGAGTATAGTTTCCAATTTTTTCCTTTCTTATTAATTAAAATATTTATATAAATATATATTATATATTTTTTTTAATTATTCAATAATTTTTTTAGAATTTATCGCCATATCACAATCAAAACATGTTGATCTACATTCATCTAGGACAATTACGGCATATATTTCCTCGTGATCGTCGAATCCTATTTTTTTAAAAAATTTAATTAATTTTCCAGTTATTATTTTCCCTTCGAATTCAAAAGCTACTTTTTCTCCCTCTCTCGCCATTTTCCACCACCATATTCATACTCTAGTTTTTTATCAAAATCCACATTTCCATTCTCATCTATATATGGAACTTCAATAACCTCTTTTTTAAACATATAATTGTATATAAACCAAATTGAAGGAATTAAAACTAATAATGATATCCCCGCCCAAATGTAAACGCTTTTTTTAGAATCTTTTTTTGGTGATTCTGGATATGGGTGAGGTATATCTGGCTCAGGCTCTGGTTCAGGCTCTGGCTCAGGCTCTGGTTCAGGCTCTGGTTCAGGTTCGGGCTCAGGTTCAGGTTCAGGTTCTTTAGGGAAAGGGTCGAAAACTCCATCTAGCATCATTTTCTCCACATCTATAACTCCGTAACCCCAAGAGTTATCTTTTCCTTTTCTTCCTTTATCCATTGTGTATTTCAACAAATGCTCTCTAATTTCGTCTACCGTTCTACAATCGTTTTCTCCCGTTCTTCTAGCTTGCTTTTTATGCTTAGCTAACATTAAGCATATGACGCCTGTTATAAAAGGGCATGCCATAGAAGTACCGCTTAACGAAGCGTATCTATTATTTAAATATGTACTATATATTCCTTCTCCAGGAGCAGCCCATTCAACTTGTTCCCCTCTCGAGGAAAAAATAGATATATTTCCAGCTTTATTGAAAGAAGCCACGGCTATAGTTTCGTCATATGCAGCTGGATAATTAACCCCGCCTTCTCCATCGTTACCCGCAGCACAAACTACTGGAATATTTAAATCATAAAGTTTTTTAATTTTTGACTTGATCATGTCAGAAGGGACAGATCCACCTAAACTCATAGATACGACTTGAGGTCTAATGTTAATTGCATAATCCAAGGCGTCAGCTAAAGCCTTGTAAGATCCACTACCTGAATTAGATAAAGCTTTAACAGATATACAAGTAGCTTTTGGCGCTACCCCAACCATACCCATATCATTATTTTCGGCGCATATAATGCCAGTACAATGAGTTTGATGCCCGTTCCCATCGAATATAGTTTCTCCCTGAATGCAGTTAATGCCTTTTACTATATTTTTATTTAAGTCGGGGTGATTTGGGTGGCCTGTGTCAATAACAACAGCTGTTATGCCTTCCCCTTGGGAAACTTTCCAGGTCTCAGGGATATTTAATTGATTTAAACCCCAATCAACAATTTGAGATAAGCTTGCTATTTTATGCTCAACTTTAAATTCTGGAAGCTTAGTTTCCTTTTTCATGATTTTCTATTTTTTTAATTATATATTTTAATATTACACTTCTTTTAATATCTTTATAATCAAAATTAAAATTATATATCCCTTGAGCTTCGCTAGCTTCATCTTTAAAAATATCTTTAATCTTATTAAACCCGCTCTTTCCGTTTATATCGCTCTGCATTGGGTCGCCGCAAATAATCATTTTAGTGTTTTTACCTATTCTAGTTATTAAAGTAACTAGTTCTTTTTCGCTAAAATTTTGAGATTCGTCAGCTATTAGTATTTGATCGTTAATGCTAGCTCCCCGAAGATAATTTATTGGCATTGCAGAAACTATTTTATCATCAATGATTTTTTTTGCATCGGAAGCAGATAATAATTCAAAAAGCTTATCCTCTAAAGGCATCATGAATGGACAAAATTTTTCATCAACATTCCCAGGTAAGGCTCCCATGCCTCTATCTGCGCTTTCTATTATGGTTCTTACATAACTTATGTTATATTTATTATCCATATTGAATAATTGCAAAGCAGCGTAGATAGCCATAAATGTCTTACTTGTACCTGCTGGGCCACTTAAGAATACTATCTTTGTATTTTTATCGAAAAGTATTTTAAGCAAGTCTTTTTGTTTTTCGGTAAACTCAACTTTTTTTAATTTTATTTTAGTTTTACCAATACTACTCATAATTTCTTCTATCTCGGAAGAATTCTCTATTTCTTTAAGTTTGCGCTTAGGCATATATTATATATACAGTTATTTTTAATATATGCGCCGATTTTTTTTCAAAAAACGTTATTTCCCTGACGGTTAAAAGGTTTTGATTTTGAGAAAAACCACCCCCCCGCCGCTGGCGAGCAACTCCGTTTTTTAAAAATTCAAAAAACGGGGGAGGGTCTTGCCTAAAAAAAAAGATGAAAAAAAGTTTGCAATTCCTGAGATTCTAGTCTACCTTATATCTATAACCAAAAACGATAACCTAACTTAAAAAATCATGAACAAGTCCGAAATGCTCAAAGAAATCTCAATCCTTCGCGAAACCCTCGAGGATTGCGACCTTACTCCTGCCGATAGGGTTGCGATTCGCAACGAGATTGGCGACCTGCAAGACAAGGTTGCTCTTCTTGACTTTCGCAACGAAGGCGAAGATATCGACTTCGGTTTTCATTCCCAATGGGACTGAAAAAAAGTAAAAAAAAAAGTTTGCAATTATCTTAAAACAGCTTTAGTATAATAATATGAAGATTGAAAAAGGTTTAAAAGTCGGAGGGATCTACCACTCCAAAGCCAACAATAAAGCCGTGAGACTCGTCTCACTTGATCGCATCGAAGGTGGTCTTAGGGTTGCTACTATAAAGCACCACAATCAAGATCACTTGTTCGAGTCGGAAGTTTACATTTCTGACCTTAGCAAGGCAACCGCCGAGCAAGTCAAGGTTTACTTTTCACGATAACAACACAACGAAAGGAAAAATCATGTTTATCTTAAAATCTATTCTCAACCAAGCGGGAGCCGTTTGGCAAGTCGAATCAATTGCGTTGCACAAAAAAGACGCGGAACGCCTCTTGCGTTCTCGCCTCTTACGCAACGACGGAACCCGTCGCTATGGTCTATTCCCCGCAACAAAAGGTTAATAAAATGGAAGTTTTAGCAATTGGCTTATGCTCTCTTTTTGTTTACCTATTCAACGAGATGTTCTAATATAGCCAAAATCAATCGCCTAAAGCCTTGGTGCTTAAGCACTTAGGCGGCGGGCCGCCGGCTCTGTAAGTGCCTGGCTATCAACTACTTACAAAACGCAAGTACAATAACCATGCCAATCTGAGAAGTATAGTTAGTAAACGCCGGAAATGTATAGTTAGTAAACGCCGGAAATGTATAGTTAGTAAACGCCGGAAATGTATAGTTAGTAAACGCCGTACTTTTATATATAAAATAATTGCGAATAACTTAATCGCTTTTTTCTTGCAATAAAGACATTTCTTTGCTACCTTTTAGGTATGGATAAAATTAAGATTAATCATGTTATAGGAGTCAATGGACTTCTTGAATTTTCACGCGACGAAAAGTCGGGCATTTCCCTTTGGGAAGATGTTGGAAATAATGTTTGGACTTGGGATCAGATAGTCGAAACTTCCAAGAATGTTACAAACCAAGAAATCATCGATGCAATGAAAGTCGATGGCAAGATCACCGAACCATGCGTTCACGATCTTTTGAATTTACTAAAATAAAATGGCGATTGTGAATAACTTTTGCTTGCAATTCCACAAAAAATAGTTTAGTTTTATAATATGCAAATGATTGATACAAGAAAAGAAATCCTCGAATCTCGGATCGAGGGAATCCATAACGCCATTGCAAAGATGCGTGAAGACGCAACTCCTGCAACCCGTGCCAATGTTGAAATGGCAATTGAAATGCTCGCTCTGCCCGAGCTTAAAAAGATCGAGTCTCAGCTTGCTGAACTCAAAAACTCCTAACGAAAGGAATAAATAAGATGAAAACAAAATTCAAAAAAGGCGATGTTGTCGTCACTCGTTGCAACAAAATCTACCAACTCACGGAAGATCCCGTTAACCATCCAACTTGGGGAGCTTGTGCAAATGTTCGCAAGTATAGAACCAATATCGTTCACGGCATCCGTCTTCGTGATGTTCGTCTCCATCCATTCTTTAAATAATATATAAAAAATAATTTTTACAATATATAAAAGTTTATGTTTACAATATATAAAAGTTCTCTTTCTACTATATATATAATTCGTGAAGAAAAAGTATAGTTAATAAACGCCTCGTAAGTACTTGTTAATCAAGCATTTACGCCGGCGGCTGCCGGCGCTGTAAGTGCTTGGTATTCAACGACTTACAAGGAGGGCGTACAATAATCGTGCCAACTTAAGGCTACTTAAAAGTTGCACAATTCGACTATGGGCGAATAGGATTGTGCAAAAAAATAATTGCGAAATAATTGAGAAAAAATTTGACTTTTGTTAAAAACTAGTTTACTTTGTATATATATGATAAAGAACAAAACATTCACTGCAAACATTCACGCTTACTCTATCGGAGGAAAACACTTGCCATTTTTCAATACGGAAACAAACACGAAAATTCTAATGGAAAGCACAAACCATGTTTTGACTTTTCAAGCTAAAGACAAGCATGAAGTAAGAAGACAAGTTGCAAAGCGTGTTCGTGAATTGCAGTCTCACTTAGTTTTCAAAGAAGATTACACTTACTACATAAACCAAATATGGGAAAAATAATTGAGAAAAAATTTGCGTTTTTCAATTCCTTATGCTAATTTATATATATGATCAAAGATAATAAAAAAGTTAACGGCTTCATCGCCAAAGTCAATATAATCGACAGGAAAACAGGTGAAGTCATCGACAGAAATGTAATGATGAAATGCGAACATCACGCATCCATCGAAGATCTCAATAAAGATCTTGCAAAGTTTGGCTTACCTCGCAAGTTTGAGCTTGTCGAGTGGGTTGCTTAAAATAATTCACTTTTTCCTTGTAATCTCTCAAATAATAGTTTATAAATATATATATGAAAACAAAAGAACAACTTCTCAAAGACCTCGCCTTTTGGCAAGACAAGGTCAATCGTTCACGCAAGGAGTCGCTCCGCTCCATCCGAGTTCTGCATCTTCAGCATGTGCAAGAGCAACTCAAAAAGCTAGCTAGAGGATAAATTCTTAAAATATGGACGCAAAACAAATACTAGATAACATTCCTTCTTTTCAATCCGAGGGTTGCTCTCTCGCTTTCGCTCTTTCAGATATAAAAAGAAAAGCAGGTTGCATCAGAAAAATATCTGAAGAAAAAATCGAGGATGATCAATGGGCTAAAATACATTGCTCCAATCTCGCAGATTGGATGAAAGAAATTGAAAAAAAAGTTGATCAAGTTTTAAACGAAGCTGTAAAATCAAATAAGTCATGAATTTAACAGAAAGAGAGAAAATCCTTATCCTTTTTAAAATAAAGAAAAAAAAGCTATGATCTTAATAGCTTTGTGCAGTTTAGCACTCTTTTTTTATCAGGAATTCTCGTAACGCAAGTCGCTGTTAATCAAGCACTTAGGCCGGCGGCGGCCCGATCCGTAAGTGCTTGATAATCAATGACTTACTGATGCGGGTGATTGACGAGGCTATATGGTGAAAAATTTTTTTAAATAATAATATTTGCTTCTATTTGGCTTCTATTTGTTTCAGTATTTGATAGATTACAAATCTGATATGAGTTCGTCAAGTGCGGGAATATCAAGAGCGGAATCTTTCCAAGATACTCCGTCGGGGGTTTCGTGCCCGATTGCACTATCTCCCGACACTTCGCGAAGAGAGTCTCGAAAAACTTCGTAAGAATTGCAGTCTTTAGCGAAGTTGTAAAGACCTTCGTCACCACCTATCCAAAGGGCGACATTCCAGGTTGCGTGATTTTTCCATCCGTTATAAGTTTCCATGATTATAAGTTCTCCGTGTTATGCCCTGCTCTTTTCATGCTGTTAAGAGCTTCTTGGCGAGTCATGTTAAATCTCCACATAAGATATGAGAGAAGTTCGTGTCCATCTAATTCTGTATTGTTGTCTGACATTATACTAAGCAGTTTGCGATTGCGAGTTGATCAATGGAATCTTTAATGCTATCGATTTCCATTTGGGCGTTAATTACTAATTGACGAGAACGAATGCAACCTTCGTTTGCATCATCAGATTCAAGATCGATGATTTGCTGAAGTTCGTTTATTCTGTCGTGAAGTGCTTCTAAGTTGTTCATATATATAAAGTAGCAAAGGTTGATTATAATTGCAAGAAAAAAAAATTAAAATCTCAAGTTTTTTAAGGAAGTTCTTTGCTTTAACCATCTTCTCAAAGGATGGAACGCTTTTGCACAGAAATGAGTAACTCTCTCCTCTCCTGAATGCAAAATGATCTTATGTCCTCTTGTGAGTTGCTTTATCTCTTTGACTTCGGGACATTTGTTCAATTGTTTGATTACTTTCCTAATTCCGCTTTCTGAATGTTTCATGATTTTGATAATATGGTTTTACTTGTTAATGTCAACTAATTTCCCCAAAAATTCGATTTGATTAAGGTCTAGCTCTTTAGCTTGCTTCTTTGCTATTCGCAAAGCTTTTGCTTTACCTTGTATCTCTTGGAATAATTTGCCAAAAGATAAAACTTGAATAAATTGAGGAAAATTTGGATTCTTTCTTACTGTTATCATACAAACAACCTAACACAGTTAAACCCACCTTTCAAGAAAAAAAATAACTTTTTTAACCTCTTAAGTCGTTGCTGCTTAAGCACTTAGGCTGGCCGGCGGCCAGACTTGCAAGTCGTTGATTATCAAAGAGAAGCCCCCTTACCTTTCCTAAGGGTAAAGGGGCTTAACTTTAATACTATGACAACTTTTCCAAAATATCTTCTTTAGAATATCCGTATTGAGACATAATCTTCACTACATTTCTTTTGGTTGATCTTACGGATTCTTGAAAGTCATGTTTTCCTTGATGATGTCGAATGTGATATCCTTGACCGAGTATCAGATTCACAAACACTATAGCTTGCTCAAGGAAGTCGTCTTCTTTAGGAGCCTTGTTTTTAGAAGGCTTGGCGTTAGAGGCTGTAACTTGATCGACAACTTTACTGATAATCTCAGCTAATTGATCGGGATTCAAGTTGGTTTGGGTTTTACCTTTAGTAGTCATAAAAACACAATAGCTCTATTCTATCGATAATGCAACAAAAAAATAAAAAAAAATGAATCTGCAAGCCCTTCACAATCAAGCAGTTACGCGCTCTGCTGCCGGCCACATAAGTGGCTGGCCATCAAGGGTTTACGCTAATCTAAAGAGGAAATCTTCAAAGTAATCAGGCTCAAGCCCGAATTCTTGAACGAAGTCGTTTTCCCATTCCCATGGGTCTCCTCCGTCAGTTATATCAGCTTGCATATTATTAAAAAAATTAACAACTTGCTCTACTGCTTCTTTTCGACTTAACCCATCTCTGGATACTAGAATTTTTACCGTTTCGTTCATAATTTTTATTTGTTGTTTATGCCATTGAATTGTGAATATTTTCGTAGAAACCTTTGTTCGCCACTCTTAGTTCTTCAGTCTCAGAAGGGAAAACATGACAAGGTTCCTCAGCACCATTTTGCTTAATGTACCAAGCAGGTGGATCAAAAGGTTGGACAATCATTCCAATGAAGCCATACTCCACAAAATACTTTAAAACTTTTGATCGACCAATCCCATTGATCTTGACATTAACTTCTGATCCTACAGCAGGTATGGCTCGATCTGATGCCCATGCTAGTTTCTCAAACTCGGTGTAGGAATTTACGGGTTGTTCTACTTTTTTGTGCATAATAGTATTCTCTCAGTTTTGCTTGATGGTGTCAAGGTTTTTCAAGATCTTTTTCCATGCAGATAAGACATCCATCATGAATTCTTCAGTTGCCATTTTAGGATAGACATGGCTTATGTCTTCGGGCTCAAAGACATTAACCACATCAAAAACTGCTTTTAATTCTTGTTCAGTTAAATTATCCATTTTCTTTTGCTTTTGTGTTTTGATCGTCAACAATCTTAGCGAGACGAAGAAGTTCTGCTCTCGCTTCTCTTTTTCCTGTAAAGGATGCGTTTTCATTTTCAAGGACTGCTATGTATATCTTAACACAAGCCTCCCAAGTTGGTGTGATGTCTATTGTTTCCATAATTATATATTCTGAAGTAATTTGACTCAATCGTCAAGATCTAAATCTTTGCGAAAATCATCTTTTAACTTTTTTAGAAGATTAACCCAATTATCTCCATTTACTTGTGCATCTTTCATGTGCTTGCTAACTTGAGCAGGAGATTGCCAACCTAAAACATCGTCAGATACAGAAAGAGGAATCATTCCATCGTCGTTAAAGATTGCAACTTCGTACAAATCATCGGCTACATTTCCGTATAATCCTTGACCATCTCCTGTGTTTGCAACAACGGAGATTTCCAATCCGTTTTGTAAGTCAAGTCTTGCTTGAACTGCATCATTAGTACCACGATGTGGTTGAAAATCAAGATCGTTAAAGTTGAGTAATTCGTCGTTTGGTATATTGTTCTTAATCATATAAACACATTAAACCCTTTTACTAGTTAACGCAAGAAAAAAGTTAAATAAAAATGGTTTCATAAGTCGTTGTGCCTCAAGCTTTTAGGCTGGCCGGCAGCCGCCGGCCTAAGTCCTTGAAAACCAAAGACTTAGGGATCGGCTTTAACTAACTAGATATATAATAAAATAAAATAAAAGCTAATATAAGAATCATTAATAACTCCATATTAACAAAATATATCTCGGTACATTATATAAAATACTACTGACCAAGGTAAAATAAGAAAAAGTACATCCCAATTCATAACTACTATTTTTGTATCATTGATTCAACCACGGGCTTTGCAATCACGCTTCTAATTGCTACGCCTTCGCCATACTGATCGCCTTCAACCACCGACTTGAATGATCTTAATGCAAAATCATAATAAGCAGTAATTATCGATCCTGCTGAGTTAATATAAGAAAACCAAAGCTTGTCTTCCTTTCGGTTGACATTTAAAGGTTTGTATTTCTCAAGAGAGTTAATCTGTTTTGTGAATGAGAATTCTGTTTGCATAATGTTTTTAATTTAGTTGTTTTTGTATACTCCTTGCATCTCATCGCTGAGTCCAAGGTCTTCGTCTTCTTCATCAATATCTTCTGCCGAATCCGAAAACAAGAATTGAGATTCATCCTCCAAGTCTTCTAGCTTTGCATCTAGCGTTCCGAATTCAGTAACAATATCTTCTAGCTTTATGCTAGCGATAAAGTCTTCAACTGACTCCTTTGGAGAAAAGGTTTTTGAGTTTTGGTGAGCATGACGGATAACCGAAATGCGTTGTTCTTCTGTTAGTTTTTCCATAATAAGAATACATTAAACCCTTTTCTTAATAAACGCAAGGAAAAAGTTCAATAAAAATGATCCCCTAAGTTGTTGTCACTTAAGCACTTAAGCTGGCCGGCAGCCGGCCACCTAAGTGCCTGGCTACCAAGGCTTTACGAGGCGACCACCCCGCCTTCAAATAGTTTAGCAAATATAGCGTAAAATATCGGCTCTTCAGTTTCTTTATTTACAAAAGTTTCATATTTGTAAGGATTATAGGTTATTGAAGGAGCCTCATTTAAATCTAGTACGCAAGCCTGGTCTATAAAACCTTTTATGCCCGCATGAACATTTTTTCTTTTTTCTTTCAAGACTTTTTCTCTTCCTTTTTGATTTACCTGGAAAGAGCAATCCCATAAACGAATTGAATTCGCGTGAGCTTTTACCAATCCGTTTTGTTTAATGCTCCAACAATCTTTATGAAGGTTTTTATAAACAAAAACTTTTTTTGAAAAATCTATTTCGTATCTTTTGTCTTTTTTAGTTCTTTTCATGGGAAAAATATAACAAACATGATAATAGGAGGCAAGCAAATACAAATTAATTCTAACAAATTTTTCATTAGGAATCTTCCCCTTCCTTTACAAAACCCGTTTCATCTTTTTTGGCAAGCCCTTTTTCGATCAATCCAACGACCACACCTTCCTTATCGAGGAATCGTAAGTCGGATTCGTCACCATTGACAACTTTGTATCCGTGCCAAGTCTTAGGTAATTGATTACGGAACACTACGGCTACATTGCCACCCATTCCCAAAACAAGTTGACAAATTTTCTCGTTATGCTCCGAGCAAGAGAAAGTCAAATGGTAGTTGCTTGGCAACTCGCCATTGAGAAAAGCCTTCATTCTTTTAAATGATTTTGTATAATCATAAAATTGAGTTGAGTTATGCTTCTCAAAAATATTGACTCCGTCCTCATCAATAACATCTTCCCATGCGATGTCGCTTGTAAGGTTAGGACGGAAAACGGCTTGCATACCTTTCTTGCTTGCCGACTTAATTGAAGAAGTAATTTCCTTAGATAGTTTCGCAAGAAAGTCAAACTTTTGCTCAAAGAAAAGTTTTGTCTTTGCAATGCGAGAGTTTTGAACCGAAGACATTTGCCCACGACCTGCCGTATTCAAACAAGCCATTGTGCAACCTTTAGAACGCCATTGGCAAACCTCATAACCTGAGAGATTTGCGGGAGCTAAATGAATTCCCTTTGTAATATATCCAAATGCCTCGCCTTTTGTGATTTTGGCATTTCCCGTAGTAAGTAGTGTAGTTTTGATCATACATATACACTAAACCCTTTTACTAGTTAACGCAAGAAAAAAGTTAAATAAAAATGGTTTCATAAGTCGTTGTACCTCAAGCTTTTAGGCTGGCCGGCAGCCGGCGCCCTAAGTGCTTGGTTATGAAGTACTTAGGTAACGCCCCTAATCAAACCAAAAAAACCCCCTCGCCTTTCCTAAGGGCGAGGGGGAGTTTTTGAGATTTCCCTTTCTCGATTAGAAAGGGTCTTCTCCGTACATATCGGCAGGGACTTCTCCATTGACATTGCCGACAAGCTCAACCTCAGTAGCTTCAGCTACTTCCTCAACAACTTCATCGCTAAAATCGAAATGCTCATCCATATCGAAGTCAACTTGACTATCCAAAACAGAGTGCAATGCCTCGGAGCGAGCAGGGAGAGCAATCAAATTACCTTTGTAAACCTCAGTAAAGGCATTATAAAGAGAATTGATATTGCGATCTCTAAATTCGACATGGTCGCTTGATTCCCATTGATTGACGACATCCATAATTTTAGATTTTGGAATAGCTCCTGCCTTGCAAGCGTTAATGACAATGTCATTAGCTTGAGAGTTGCCAATCTCAAAGTTTTTGTAAGCATCAATTCTTTGATCTTGACCATGCCAAAAGCCGAACAATTTACCCAAAGCTCGATTGATGGTGTGATCCAAGTCGTTTAAGATGTTGCGAGTATGTCTGCGAGCCAACTTAATAGTATTGGTAAAGATCAGATTGTCGCATACGAATGGAGCGTCTCCTGCACAAAGTCCTGCAGGAAAAGTCTTGTCGTGAGAATTGCGAAGTCCCACAACACAACCACGATCAGATTCGGCTCGATTGGGATGATCAACAGAGAACAATCCAAAATAATGTTGATTATCTCTTGCGAGAGAATGAACCTCATCTTGAATGATAAATCCATTTTGATCCAAGAAACCTTTGGTTCGATTAACCAATTCATGGTGAGCGATAGGTTGATGGGAAACGGCAAGTTCGCCTGTTTTCTTGTTAGGTTTGTTACGATATGAAACAGGAGGAGTAGGAACTGATTGAACGAGTTCGTAATCTACCATTGTTCGATTGCCTCCACAGATATGCAGGTTAACAGATTTGCGAGGAGCGATGTTGTTTTCTTGATTATTCATAATTATAATAGTAATTTAATTTTTAGGTTTTGTCAACGATTAATTTAAGGAAATGTCTTCTTCGTTAAAAGGCAAACTAGCTTTGAGCTTTTCCATTTCTTTAGCTTGTTTGGCAATGTGCTTAAAGGATGATCCAATGACTACAAGCATTTCTGCATCTATGTCAGTAAGTTCATTTTGCTTCGGTTCAATAAAGTTGTCCCAAATGTAACTCATTGCAAGATCCATGATCTGTTCTGCGTTTGGTTCGTTTTCTTGATAGTCAGAATTAATATTCATAGCGTTTAGGATGTTTGGTTTTTCTGTTGTACTTGCTTTTATCTTTGTGAGGGCGAGACTTGGTGAAAAGAATCGGCTTTCTGATCTTTATCTCTCTCGTTTTCATATATATATAGTAAACCAATTTTTAAAAATACACAAGAAAAAAGTGATTAAAAATGAAAGAAAAATCGTTTCGTAACTCTATGGTAATCAGCGACTTGCGTCGCCGGCAGCCGGCGCCCCAAGTGCTTGATAATCAAAGACTTAGGGGCCGGCGAGTGGAAAATTATCGATTATAAAATCGCTGCAGCATCTTTTCGTGAGTCTCCTTCTTTATTTGGTATTCTTCAGATTCGTCCCCGCGTTCTTCTCTAATAGCTAGCATGTGACCAAATCTTCTGAGGCTTTCTTGGAGTGAGTTTTGGGGTGGTTTTGATTTTTTATTTGCTGTTTTCATTTTTATATTTTATTTAAAGCTGTGATTCTATCGTAGCGAAAAGAGCGAATGCCGTCTCGATTGATACAAAAGCTTCTAAAGCCTACAACTTTTTTGCCTTCTTTTATATTGCCAAATTCGTTTTCGTATTTGGGCTTGGTTATTGTGTATAACTCTGTTCTTCCATCTTCAGTTGTATAAACAACTTGATACAACGGATTAAACAGATTTAATATTTTCTTCAGTAGTTTCTTCATCTTTGTCAGATATTGGATGTTGATTGTAATAGTTGTATAGATCACAAGCCTCCTCGGCTGAGTCGCAACTATAAGAAATTAAATCGGGGTTATCATAAGGATGCCAAGGGGTAGGCGACTCCTCAAAGTGAACTTCCCATTGCTCGGTATCTTCGTTATATTCGGGCAAGTCGAGTGGTTTGCCAACGCATACTGCTTCTATGTAATTATTCATAAATCCCACTCCCCCGCTTTTACATTGTCAATGTCTTGCAACGCTTTATCATAAGCGGTGTATTCGCTAGTGTCTTGAATCTCGTCATCGTATAGTTCAAGTATATCATTTGCATACTGAACATTGAATGATTCTTCTTTAACTAATCGTTCTAATTCTGTTTTTAGTTGTTCTCTCATGTTAGCAAGGAATTGGTGAGTCTTCGTCTGTTACAATGTTTACATTAAAGTGGCTCGCTAGCTCTTTAATCATTACATCGTTATTGAAATAAGTATATGCGAAAGTTAAAAGGTCTTCTTGGTCTTGTGCTGAATGACCATCTCTGAGTTCGTCATATATCTCAAAGATATTCATATTCCAATTCCAACCTTCTACTCTTGATTCAATTTGTGCTTTAGTCATTTTTAACTTCTTCTATAATTTGTTCCATTTGTTTAAGAACGGATTTCTTGTTACCTTTGAATCCGTACTCGGCTTTAATAATTGAGTATGCTGATTGACCTCTTCTATTCATTCCAAGACACTCTAGCTTGAGTGCAGATTTGAGACTGAGGAATCGAAACATATCGATTTGTTCGGGTGTGTCTAATGTAATCATGATAAAATAATACTAAACTTTTTCAGATAAGTCAAGGTTTTTTTCTCTATTTTTCTTTAACTCCCAACTAATATCATAAAGGTACTGACTTACCAAGTCGAGAGATCCCGCGATGTTTTTTAATTGAAATAAAATTTCATCATCGTTCTTTCTATTCTCATAGATTTCATCTGCAACCCCATTGATTGCATCTGTGATTGAACATCTACCCTCCAACTTTTTCTTGTGAATTTCTATTACTTTATTCATTTTGTTTCCCCCAATACTTCTCTTAATTTTCCTAAATTTTCTGCGTTAATAAAAACTTCTCGCACCCAATCTCCCAACTGCTCCTCTTCATGAATTCTTTGAGCAACATCAGAAGCCTGACAGATTTCTCTTTCTCTCATACCCCATTTAATTACCAAAGGCATTTTAGGAAAATCCTTACGGAGTTCTTTTAATTGTTCTGAGTCTACGAAGCCCCAATGTTCTATGATGTCTTTTAATAGTTTCATGTTATAACACTAAACTACTTTTGGAATATAAGCAAGAAAAAAGTTTAATAAAATTAACACCTTAAACCCTTTGTAATCAAAGACTTAGGTCATCGGCTGCCGCCGGCGCAAGTGCTTGATAATCAAAGACTTGCGTGTCAAGCTTTTTCTGAAAAACCTGTACAAAAAAAACCCCCAC